GGAATAGCCATTCTTCGTTGCCCACGATTCGACTGGAAATAATCGTTGTCGGAATGCGTGTGCCGTCATAAAGTTCAATCATGATATCCCGTTTTGTGGTCTGCTTGCTACCTACAAATTGTGTGTAGCCACAACGACGTACGCGCAAGGCACCATCCGACGGGTTGATATCCCGAGTTAAAATGAAATCCTCGGTGCCCTGTGGCAAGTGGAAAGTCTTAGTCCGGCCACGCAATGCAAACAGTAGCTGGCGGAATTGACGGTCTGCCGTACGGCCGTGTAACTGGAATGACTTTTTAATCGTTCCTTGCGATTGGCCACCTGGATCTACACTCTCGATTACACCAGATTCGTTGTCGTACATGTAAAACTTTCTATCCATGTTCGTTTCTTGAGCCGATTTCCAGTCATCCTGTAGCGTGAATATGTGCAAGCCGGTTCGAGGATATATCGGCATGTCTGACCATGATTCCGCCAGCTCGTACGGTTCGGTGCATCGAAAGCGGATCTGGTAGTCGGAGACACGGCCGGTAATCAATCGACCGGTCATGGCCTCCTCAACCCTGGCCACTCGAACGGGATACATGCGCGTACCACGGCCGACGTCATTCTGCAAACCATATTGCAGCGTCATGTGCGCCGCGTCGAAGTCGAGTGCGGCTATGATGTTGACCTCGTAATCCCACGTTAAGTCGCGGCGGAATATAACCACGTCGCCCACGTTGAAATCTTTAACCCTGATCTGCGCAATGATATCGACGGAACCGGCCGGCGCATCATTCTCGACTGCGGTCATGTCGTGCCATAACGGTAAGAGCATCGGGGCGGTACCGATACCCGCCATTGTCGTATCTAACACCTGTCGATTTTCATCCCAGCGGAGAAACGTGCCCTCAAACGTACGACGGGGATGTAGTCGGATCGGTCGACGTTGTTCAGCGCCTGTCTCCGAAACCATTACATCGGTTTGCCATTCGAGTCGTTCTGTTATGCCATCTTTCCAGTTCGGCATCGGCAGGAATACCGGATAGCTGAGTCGCTCGTCATCGGAGTATGGCGGCTTTGGCCCCAGTGCGCTGTCAGGCAGTGGTACCAGGTCTGCAATGAAATCGTTAGCACGGCTCAGCTCGATAACCTCGGGATCCGGGCCAGCGGTTTCGATTCGATAGGCAATGAAAGCGTTTGTGTTTGCTTCGCGGTTAACGTATTCGCAGTCAAAGCGGTATACACCGCTCTGCTGTACTACGAATTCGGCTTCGTTCGGTGGGGCAAGATCCGTGAATGGCGATATAATAACGTTGCCATCCAGTTTAATCTTGCCGGTTGTGTTGACCATCGAGTAGATGTTGTACACGCCCGCTTCCAGTTTAATCCACTTGGCCATGTAGTAGAACTGGTTCGCGTCTGCTTTGTTGTACTCGTCTTGGACGTACAAGCTGTACGCCCCTTTGAGTGCTGCACTGATAGTCGCGTCTAGTATTTCTCGGGCTGGCCGTAGTCCTGTGAGTGCCATCTATTTAATTCCTACAAGGCTTTTGAGTGTCGGAACGTTTCTCTTTAATGCTACCAAGATCGCTTCTTCACCCTCTGGCGTGTTCATTGCTTCTGGGATGCGGGCTCTGTCATCGACCAACACGAATCGCTGCGACTGTGGTTGGCTCGCTGTCTGGCCACCGCCTCTGGTTTGGTTGAGCACGTTATCTGGGTCATTCTTCGATAACACCTGCTCGCCTTTTTGCAGAATAGCGGGTACCTCATCTGACTTCAAGCCTGGCAAACCGCCTGAGTGGAAACGAGGTGCGCCCGCAAACAGTGCCGGAGAAATACCGCTTTTCGACTGCATACCGCCAGTCGTGTTGCTACCGACAATCCCGCCGTTATGTTTGGCCACCACTCCGCCCAGGGAAGTCGCCGCGCCACCAATCCCACCGCCCATTCCGGCCAAGGAGTTTAATAGCATTTGTTGCAGGATAGCTGTAGCGATCTTTTGCAGGAAGTCAGCAAAGAATTTAGCCGTGGCCAACCCTAAGTTCGTGAACGCATCACCGATGCTCTGTGCTCCCGCTACCACCTGCGACATTTCTGTCACGATAGATCCGATGCCTTGTGACAGCCCATCGAGTGCTCCTTGTACTACGGTGACATGCATTTGCTTGAAATTGTTCGTTAGCTTCTGGGTACCGGCTTGTACCGCTGCCAGTTGCGCCATGATGCGGCTGAACTCTTCCGGCGGCATAGACTCTTTGAACCGCATGGCCAACTCAGCTAATTTCTGGCTGGTGGCATCGATCTGGCCATTCATCGTCATTTGCAGATTGATAGACTGGCTTACCGCCTCATCCTCTGAAATGATGCCCGCCTCACGCTTGGTCTGTATCTCATCCATCAGGTTCTTTTTGGTATTGAGTTGCGCATTCATTTCATCTTCAACGCGTTTTAACTCTTCCAATTTTGCCTGCGTGGTTGCGTACTCGATATTGCGCTGGCGTAGCTCTTCGAAGTCCTGGCCAAGTTGCTTCCCGCTAGCACCGAGTTTATTCGACTTCTCGATCAATTTATCGTATTGCGTGTTAACTGCGGCAATCTTAGCGGCCAACCGGTCATCGAATGAAGCGTTAGGGTCGATTTTCGCCTCTTTGATCCCCACTGCATCGTTTAGCTCTTTGTACTTCTGGGTGAGCGCTTCAAGGGCTCTCGCTTGCTTATCGACACCCGTCGTCGTACGTTGCTGCGAGTTAAACAATGTTGTTTCGGCTTTCTTGCGTGCGGCCACAACTGCGTCGAGGCGTTTCGTTAATGCAGCGCCCTCGTCACCACCGATGCTCTTGGCTCTCGCGTATTCCGGTGCGAACTCTTCATCGATCAAGGCCAAGCGACCTGACAGGTTTTTGCGTTGCTCGGCTTTACGGGCTTCGATATCTGCTTTCTTCGCGGCCTCTTCTAGCTTTAACATTTGCTTTGTTAAACCTGCAATCTCACGGTCACGCTTCGACACCCCGCCGCCCTCTTCTAACTCAGTATACTGGAATGCGGCTGTCGCATCCTTTTGGGCTTTCAGAACTGAGGCCACCGCGTCATTCATTTGGTTGACAATCTTGATGGCGGCTTGGGCGTTCTTCTCGACCATTTCGTCGTTTAGTTTCGCCCAGTTCTTGTCCACCTGATCCCAAATCCGACCTGTCGATTCCATGAATGAGCGGTGTTCTTTGGTCAGGTCTTCGCCTACTGAGCGCGCCATATCTGCCAAGCCCTCGCCCACGCCTGGGATGAGACTCAGCACATCTGCAATCCAATCGGCGATCTGCTTAGTGGCGCCAGCGAAAGTCGTGGTGATCGGGCGGAGAATGCCAATCAGCATATCGTATATAACGGCCGGAATTGACTCACCGATGGCCACTAGCTGATTGCCTAGGTTCTTGAAGTCTCGTACGACCTCATTAACCGCCTCGCGGAATGTCTGCGATTGTTCATAGAAGATCTCTCCGATACCCCATGCAGTAATCGCCCAACCGACAATCGGGATTAATCGGGCCAAACCTTTAAGAGCGACGCCAATGGCACCGATCGCCCCGCCTGCTGAGGCCATTGAGCTGCCTAGTGATGATATTGTGCCGATAACACCGCCGACTAGGTTTTTCAGGCTTTTCAAGTACGGCAGTATTTGTTTGAAACCACGTACCCAACCGGCAATGACTCGACCGACCTGTAATCCCGCAAAAGCGCCGAGCACGACTAACAGCGAGTCGATGTTGTCGATAGCCCATACAACCGCATCGGCGATCTGCCCAAAGATAACGCCGAGTTTCTTAGCCGCCTCTTGACCGTCAGGACTGGCCAACGCCTTAGCGATTTTTTCGAGCATGATGACGTACTGCTCGATAAACCCTGAATCCGCCAGTGCGAGTTTAAAGTTAGTCATGGCGTTCTTGGCTCGGGCTTCCATCGCGTCGACGCCTTTCTCTGCAACGGCTAGCTGGCCATTGATGGCATTCGCTTGAGCACGTGCGAAGTTCACAACCTCTTTACTCGTGACCTCGCTCTGTTCCATCTTCTTCAATAGCTCTGGGATAGTGACGCCCATGCCCTCGGCGAACATGGCCACCGCACCCGGTAGACGTTCACCTAGCTGACCTTTCAACTCTTCCGCGTAGACCTGCCCTTTCGAGAGCATTTGTTCTAACGCCCTGAACACGCCGTTCATGTCGTCAGCGGATAAGTGGAATACACGACCGGCTTTTGCAATACTCTCGAAAATGAATTTCGTTTCATTCATCGACAAGCCAACTGCTTGCGCGGATACTGCGAACTTGGTGTACGACGAGGCAACCGTACCGATCTCGAGGCCCAGCTTATCCGCTAGGCCAAGCATGTATTCCCATTCAGCGTTGATTTTCTTCTGGTCGTTACCAACCACAACGCCGATTTTCACCATTGCTTGCTGGCGCATTTTATATGCATCAACCGCACCACCGGCTAGATTGAGAGCCCCTTGTACTCCGACATACGCGGACGCCAGCGCCAACACCTCACCGCGCATACGTTGCATGAATGATAAAGTCGTACGGCCGTTTGACTCGAATAGCGAGAACGCTTTAGCTCCGTCTCTCGCTGCGGATCCGGCTCTGTTGGTTGCCGAGGCCAATGTGTTCAAAGCCGCAGCCGACCTCTCGCTCGTGCTGATTAGGCGGTTTTCTGCGTCTGCCAGATTGCGCGTATCGACTCCGGCTGAGCGCAATGCATTTTGAGTACTCCTAGCCGCACTTCCGGTATTCCGTAGCGCAGCGGCAGCGGCAGCCAATCTCTGCTGTGCTAACTGCATTCGGTTCCCGAGTTCGCCTGTGTCGGTCGTGGCGGAACGCATTTGCGCGGCTAGCGCCAAAACGTCGCGCTTGGCATTCTGATATTCCGTTCTGGTGGTTCTCAGTGTGGCCACTTGCTGGCGGAATAAATCGATCTGCTGCGCTAGGCCGGATGCCGACTTATTGACTTCATTCAGCGTACGAACTTTCTGTGCAACGTTTTCCACTTCTTTACTGTTGCGAGCGAGAACGGACGATACCTGCGCGACTTGCTTTTCCATTCCGGCCAATGTACGGCGAGCGGCTTCACCTGGGCTGACGATTTGTTGGATCTGATTGCCTAACGGGCCTAGTTGGCCGGTTGCAACCTGAACGACTCGCCCTAGCGTTTGGTACCCGTTTGCCGTGGCAATCGCTTGGTCGGCCTGCTGGCGTAGCCCTGCTATAACCTTAGCCTGGGCGGCGGCCGCACCTGCATTCGAAATGATTGCATCTTGCCTGGCCAGAACGGTGTTGACTTGCGATACGCTATTGATGATGCTTGATTGTGCCTGGCCAATTTTTGACGTTTCGATGCCGTACTTTTCGAGCTCACGAGTTGTCTTGGCCACGCGTTCTGTTTGCTTTGCCTGCGACTTGCTGGCCGCTTCGACTTGCCGATTAACCCTTGCGAGCTCTCGTTCTTGTTTGGCCGTGACCGTCGTCGAGTTGTTGTAGGCGTCCTGCAAATCTTTTTGTTTCTGTCGCAACGCTTCGGTTTTAGCCACGGCATCGGCCATCGCTTGATTCTGGCGTTTGAATACCTCGATCAGCGAGTTGAGTTTTAATAGCTGATTGCCAGCGCTTTCCAGTTTCTTGTATGCGGCTTCTAAATCGCGCGTCGAAATCTCGCCACGCTCTGCTGCCTTGCGCTGGGCCTCTTGGGCTTTCGACATTTCGTCGATTGCCTTTGTAACCGCCTTGAGTGGTTTTTGGCTATAATCCCGAGCGCGGATCCTGAGTTCAACGTCTTTATTAGCCATCGGATAGCCCCTTTATTAGCTTCTGGTACTCTTTGCCGCCTTTCTTGCCATTAAGCACCGCTCCGATACACGATTGCATAAGTAGGCTTTGGGTGACGTGTTGAGCGTTAATGCGTCGTCGTGCGATGCGTGATTCAGTCCACAAATAAGCCAGCGGGTAATGCATCGCGGAGACGTGCCCCTCCGATAAAAGGAAAGACACGGTCGCACGTAGCTCATTGTGGAAGTCTAGTACTATTTCTCTTTTCGTCCTTGTGTCTGGTTTTTCGCCTCTTTTAGCTGCCCCATTACCTGAGCGACCAGCTTTTTTACTTCTTCCACGTCGCTGAACGTCAGCGAACCGATTTTACGAAGTGCATCGATTTGAGCGATAGCCGGTAGGCTCTGTGCCATAGGCAATGCCGCTTCACCGTCATCACTGGCCAGTGCAATGATGTGGGCTACAATCCCAGGGGCATCTGCGATTAGGGTAGTGGCGAAACGACCTGTCGCTAGTGCCGTTAAATCTTGGCCAGCGTGTTTTTCATATAGGTCGAACAAACCATCTAGGTCGTGGTAATGAACCTTGATGATTTTCGAGAAGTCTAAGAAAGTCAGGCCTCGCACTTCGAATGTAAACTCTTTGCGGCCTTTGACAACAACGGTTTCGGTATCTGGGGTGTATTGTGATAATGACATTATACGGATCTCCTTTTGCGCTAATCCGACGATAATGTATCACATAGTTGCAGATAAAAGAAAAGCGCCGTTAGGCGCTTTATCTTATTTCGGCTAAAACTTAGCTGAAAGTAATGACCTGCGTCGTTGCTGCGCGGCCGTTTGACAGTGTCGCGGTGACAGTCGCGGTACCCGCTGCCTCGCGTTTTACTGTGGTTTTGGCCACGCCTTGACTTGTGGTCGACGCACTTGACGGCGTAACCGTTGCACCTGAAACCGTAGTGAATGTTACTACTTCACTCTGAACTGCGGTTCCGTTTCCATCGCGTACGGTTGCTGTGACTTCTACACCCGTATCACCGATAGCACCTGTTGTCGCGGCTTGCGTGATTTCCACAGTACGAACGGTCAGTGGGTCAACGGCATTCGCTGACTGCACCACGTCGATGTAAACACGTTGCGTACGGCTGTTAAGCTGCATCGCTTTGAACGTGAATGAAATGACCTGCCAGTCATCCCCTTTCAGTGCATAGTCACCGTCTGGCGCGATAGACACTTTCGGGAAGTAGTAGTTTTTATTCAGGCCGACGGCGTTATCAGAAATCATGCGCAATGCACCGTAAATCATGTCTGACTTACCGATGACCATTGTGCGGGTCTGTTCTGCCACGTCATACTGCACCGCGATTTGAACGTTACCCGCTAAATCAGGTGAGTCCGGTTCGATGTAGACACGGCCATTTGCTAGGTCGATTTCATAGTTACCTGCTGGGTTAACTACGGTTACGCCTGGAATGCTTGTGATATCCCCTGATCCCGTTGAGATAGAGATAGAAGCATCCGCCTTGACCATTTGGAAGTTATTGACGTCGCGCACGCCTGTCGGGTTAACATCGGATGTTCCTAACTGATAGTAGCGCCCACGCATGATCGGATTGAAGATTTCTTTCGCACCGGTTTGTTGGGTCTGAGCGTTTTTCTCCAAAGAACCGAGGAACCACAACGCGAGGTTGTCTTCGTTGATGTTGTCGCACGTAAACGAACCGCCCTGAGACGCTTCTAGTAAAACCGATGCATCCATCACGCGCATGCCGTGCTCAGACGAATAGTGGTCTAGCGTTTCCGTATCGGTGTTGATCGTAAATTCTGGGGTGTTCCCGAAATACATTTCACCGGTTTTGTTGTTGCTGCCGTCTTTGAATCGGTCGAAATATACCGTTCCGCGCCCAACGACATAGTTGTTGCTGTAATTATCGTTCATTCTAAAAAGCTCCTATCAGGGTTGTCTTATGTCCACTTTCAATCCGATTCTTATCGGCAAGTAGAAAAAGGCTGAATCACTCAGGCCATCTTCGGCAGGTCTCACCACCGGTTGGGCTAAGGTTAGTTTAGCAATCTTTCCGCCCAAACGGTAGATTCCTGGGTACAATGGCTGCCCCTGCTCATCTTTGGCAATCAGCATCGCGAGGCATCTTTCGACGTCGGCCACCAAGTCATACGCTGGGTCGGTCGGGTTTAGCATATCATCAACTGCCCAACCTTGTACTAATAATATCCACTCATCCAGTCGAACGGTTTCCTCTTCGTTGGCTGGCAGCCCATAATCGGATGCCTTTGCCTCAAGGATGGAAACGAATGGCCGCTTAGATGCGTAGTCATTGCCAAATCGATCTCGACCTCGAAATACTTTCTTAGCGAGGTTGTGCTTGAAACCGTTATCGATACTGACCGTGTTCTCGATGTGAGCCGTGAGCGCCTTTAGCACTTCTAGTCGTTTGCTCATTTAGAAAGCCTCTCGAAGTTCCGGTGGAACTCTGCTGCAACGTCATCCGCTATCGCCGGTGCCAGTTTGTCGGAGACCGAGGAAAAGACCTGATCTACGGACGGGCCATATAAAAGCGCCACTCGGCCTGGAACTAGCCATGATTTGTGTTGCGTCGTTTTGTTATTCAGCTTTTCGCCTGCGCTGAGTCTGACGGCCAACCCGAGGTTGTATTGATCTTCGGTTAAGCTGGCGCCTTTATTCAGTCGAACGATGAAAGCATTCTTTAGGTAAGACGTTTTACCACGTTTCACCCTAACTTGTACACCGCCTGGGCGCTTACTATTTGAGACCATCGCACCGCCTGTAACAAAACGGGCTAAGCTGGTGGCTCTCTTTCTGGCCAAGATGATTGCTTCTAGGTTGGTTCCGGTGGCTTTCTTTGAGACTCTCAGGCGATCACCTGATAGGTACCCTGACGGGAATGCAACCTCATCGAGCATGGCGCGTTTTATTTTGCTCATGCCTTTTCCGGTTGCTACCGTGTTGATGGCCATTCGAATTGATTGGTTCGCTATCTTCGGAACTTGTTCTAGGTAGTCGCCTAGCTCTTTGGATCCGATGGTAACTATGTTGATAGGCATTATTGCGCCCTCACGACCTGCCAGATTACTTCTTCTGGGCCGACGATTGGCTCGCGGGCTTTGAGTAATAGTTTGGCTTCCTCGAATCCCACGGCGGTGACTGTAACCGAATCACCCTCATTCAACTCGATGCCTTTTGCTGCTAATTCGCTGCGCATGAAAATGATTCGCTCGACTCCCTCGATCATAGTCGAATAACCGCCATTATCCATATCACCAACGAGGGCCTGTTTGTTGTGCCAGCGGATCGAGATATCTTCGTGGGAGTCGAGCGAATAGCTTTCGTAACGTGCGGCGATTGACAGGGATGCGTGAACATCCCTGCGAGCCTTTGCCTTTATTTCAGCAAAGCGGGAGACCATGACTAGACCTCGTCGTCCGAGTTGTCTTTAGCCGCGTTCTTCTTGCTGCCTTTCTCTTTGGCGGCCTGCTCTGCTTTAGCTTTCTGAGCGGCTTCCTGAGCGGCTTGATTTTCCAGATCAACTTCTTGAACCGGACGGCCAAGTGCTTCGGGGTTTAAACGGTTTAGTGTTTCCACTTCTTCGGGGGTGAAATCGAAGATCTCGCCAACGGTAGGAACAACGCGACCGGTTGCGCGATGCAGGATGACTGTCTGTAGTACTTTACGTTTTGGCATGACTTAGTTTCCTCTAAAAGCAACCTGCGCTTGGCAGGTCACTTGTTTAATCGGTTTTGGTTATCTTACTAGCTTACGACATTACTGTCAGTAAGAAAGATGCGTTAGGGTCGCCTGGAACCATCAGCGGTGCGCCTTGGGTCATCAGGTATTCGACGCTCGGGTCTTCTTGATCCCACATTTTCGGGAAGTACTCAAGCGCTTGATACCCTGCGCTCTTATCAAGAATTGCACCGAAGCAACGTACGCCGTCGATTGCACTTGAGATACCCATGACCGCTTTCTGGTTCATCAGGTATTTCTCTTGGTTCTTGCCATCGCGGTATTTCTGAGTGTTAACCCAAATACGCATTTGGCCTGCGCCATTAATGCCTTGTAGCACGCCCATGTACTGAACGCCCTCAACATCATCCCATAAACGGGTGATTGAGCTCTCAGATCCACGGATGTTGGTGTCGAGTAAACCATCTTTGCCCCATAGGTCTTTACCGCCTTTCTCGACGAACTGTGCCCATGCCTCACCGCCGAAAACGTAATCACGGATGACGGTACCGGATAATGATTTATCTGATACTAAACGCTGACCTTGGCGCAGGTCGGCAATCATACCCATTAGGGTAGCTCCGGATGCAGTCCAGTCAGTTGTCATGGTTAACGCTGGGTCACGACCGAAGTCCACGCGCACTTCTGGGTAGTCTTGGTGCTCATCGCCAGCCACGTCGACATAGCCGTACTGTGCTGCTTGAGCCGCCATCCATTCCCACGTGTTTTCGTGCATAGCGCGGTGTTTCATCAGCAAGAACGCGATAACGCGGTCACGACGTTGTGCTAAAGATAAAGTGCCTGTGCCCAACGCTTCACCCGGCTGACGAGGAATAATCAAGTTAGGATCGACAACGTGTTTCGGTTTCACGTATGCAGGTTTGAATGTTTTGGTGGTGTAACCCTCTTCCTTAATCACTCGACCTTGTACGTTCGGTGCCACGAATGGCGCGATCCGCGTCACGTCTTGATACACTTTATCAAACGCGATCATGTCTTCTTGGAAGTTGATTTGACGCGGGAACCACTGTAGGAAGAATGCAGGCAACGTTTTAAGTTTGCGCTGAACTTCCAATAAGCGGTAAGTTGTGTATAGTCCTGCCATTTTTGTTTCTCCCTTAGTACAATTGGCCGATGTGGATTTGCGAGCGATCGAATGCCGCTTGGCGTTTCTCTAATGTATCGAGAGACGCGTGCCACTTCAAGGCTTCGCCATTAAAGATGCCGCCAAAGTAGTAAGGGCCTGTGTCGCCGCTTTTTACTGGTTGCGCTGCGATACCGATTGCCACTGCTTGCGGAGCGGGAACGGTCGGGTCTTCTTCGGTGCCTGCACCCGTTGTCGCAGTCGGATCGTGTTTAACGAATGCGCCGTCTGCGTTTTTAGCGATTACCGTGTAGATCTCAACATCTTCGGCAAACAGACCACCGTCAGTTAAGATAGGCGCTTCGCCTGCGAATAGGTGGAATGGCTCGGACGAACCTAAATCACCATTTCCAGCTAAATAGTCTGGGATAGCCACTGCCATCATTGTTAACATAGACATTGTCTTATGCTCCTTTACTCATTTGATTACCGGCAACTTGGCTCATCGCAGCCATCAGGCCATCAGGTTGAGCGTCGCTTTCAGCTTCTGCGCCTGCGTCTGCGCCCGCTTCTGGGTGATCTGCTGCCGACATTACTGCGCCGAACGGGCTCGCTGCGGGTGCGGCTGCGGCTGGCGCGGCTGGTGCAACTGCTGCGGGCGTATTTTCAGGTGACGCCGCTAGAATGCTCCCTGCTTCTTCTACGCTCATGGACGTATTGAATGCTAGGTGATTCGCCAGCGTCGTACGGTTTTTCGCAGCATCACATCCGATGATACCAGAAATGCGGCTGCGTTCTGCGGTCGCGGCTTCTTTCTTTGCCGCGTCCATTTCTTCTTGAGTAAAGCTCATGGCTAATGCTCCCGGTTGTTCGGAACTTGCTTCGGTTCCGTTTAGTAGTTCGGTGACGGCAGCGCTTGGTGTCGCCACTTCGTCAATCAGTCCTAACGCTTGTGCATCTTTCGCACTGTAACACGCGGCCTCTGTGTCGCGTACCACTTTCGGATCTAAGTTCCGATTTTCTGCCACTAAGTCTACAAACTCAGTGCGCATTGTGTCTACACTTTCTTGCCACGATTTTCTAGCACCCTCGCTGAGAGGCTCGAATGGGCTTCCATCGGTTTTGTGTTCGCCTGATTTGATTAGATTAATCTTAATTCCGATTTTGTCTAGCATTTCAGACATGTCGATGTGCATCGCAACAACGCCGATACTACCAGCACCGCCCGACGGTGTCACTGCAATTTTATCTGCGGCACTCGCTAATGCGTATGCAGCGGAGTAGCAGTTGGAATCGACAACGGCCAGTGACGGCTTGTCTCCGCGTGTTTCGCGCATTTCTCTGGATAACTCAAAACAGCCTGCTGCCTCGCCACCGTTTGAATTAACGTCGTAAATAATTGCTTTGACGTCTGGGTCGGCTAATGCGGCATTGCGCTGGCTTCGAATAAAATTGTATCCGGTGACGTAGCCGTAATAATAACCACCGAAGCGGTTAATTAAGGTTCCGTGGATCGGGATAATCGCTAAACCGTCTGAAAATGCGAACGGTTTGTCTGCGCTAGGCTCGCCCATGCCGTATGCGGAACATAGGTCTTTACGCATTTGTGATTCGGCTTTCTCATGATAGTCATCATCATCGCAACTCAACATGTTTTGCACGTTAGTCACGAACGACGCATCATTCTCGCGTATCGCAATTGCAGTGCCACTCATTCTCTGAATGGCCATTGCGATGCTTGAAGTCACGTGGTTTTTCATTCTTTCGGATCCTCGTTTTCGTTGTCGCCTGCTCCGCCTTGTGAGCCGCCCTGAGCTTCCGCGCCCTCAACCACTTTACCCGAGAAGTCTAGACCAAGGCCTTTAATGATATTCTCTTCTCGTGCGCGTTGTTCGAACGTTTCACGGAAATCACCGCCCAGGCGTGCAATCTCAGCTTCGTATGTAGAAAGACCGTTTTTGATGCGCAGAATTGCGGCTTCGGTTTCTTTCTTCTCATCAATTTGGCCGCGGCTAGCGCCAATCCATTCTGCATTACAAAGCGCATCACGCTTCATTGGGTCGTAGAAGTCTTTCCAAGTGAAGCCGGTCGGTAATGGCACATTCCCAGCGTTCACCTCTTCTTCTAGCCAAAGAGTGTAAATCATGGACGCAAATTTATCAGCAACTAATTTTTTACGGCTGCCCATGTATTTCCACGTTTCTGCCATCGATGCACGCGCCGAGCTGTAGTTCGTCTTTGTGTAATCGCGGCTAAACTGCTCGTACGAGAGGCCGAGAGTGGCGGCGATGTTCCGCAGCAACGACTCTTCGTAATCCGTGCCCACTCCGCCTGGTGTTCCTGCTGGCTGCATTTTCAACTTTGTTCCAGGGAATAAGTGTGGGATTTTAGCACCGTCGATGGCAATGTTTTTCGAGTTGCCCACATACTCCGCTAGACTCTGCATGTAGTTCGCCAAAATATCTCCGAATGGCGTTTGGCCCATGCCCATCTGAGAGAACACAACATCTGACGGCAATTCTGATTCGATGGCGGCTGCGTATGTTGCGTTGACGATTGCGTTTTGTAGAGTGATTTCCTGAAAATTGCGCGTCATCTTCATTTGTTTCAGCGCTGCAACCATTTCACTGATACCGCGTGTTTGGCCTGGGAGTAATGCTTCGATGATGTGAATCATGCGGCGACGGCCCCAGTCGAATGTCGCTTTTTGATATTTCCATTTCCACTGCTCAATATCAGTCGGATCGCCTGGGAATGCACTTCTCACCCAATAGCCGATAGGGGCGCCCATTTCGTCTAACTGAACACCGGATCGCAGGGTCTTCGTATCCATGATGTGATTCGGGTTTGACAGACGATACGGCGATAGCATCTGAATCGCTGTGCCGAATGGGCGTCGCTGCATTTTAGTTCCGTTTGGTTGCAACCACTCACATGACGCAAAAACCTCGCCGGTCATCATGAAGCCCCCAACGGCCAAACGAATCAAACCCGTAAACGTGTTCATGCGACGGGCATCGAACCAGTTTTCCGGTGACTCTGCGGCCATGTTGAAACGTGCTTCAACGACTTTTTGGAACTCTTCTGCCCAGCCCTCTTTCGCGCCTAGCACTAATGCATTTGGTTTCGAGTTGAGTTTAAATTGTGATCCCACGACGCTATCGCGGTGTATCGCCACGGCGCCATATGCGTAGCCGTCGTTCTGTACCATGTCTTGCGCACGCGAGAGCGCCAGTTGCTGGTCTTGTGCAATTTGCTGGTCTGGTGAAATTATAGCGGGCGTCCAACGGAAAGTTTCTCTCGCCGTACGGTTAGCACCCTCTAGCCCACCACCAATTGCGTCGTTTCTCTGCGGTGACGCGTCAAGTTCGACCACCTCTTTCGGGGCGGAGATTTCTTGGTTAATCCCGCTAGTTTTCTTTTCTGTCATGGGAATAGGAATCCTGCTGGTTTGCCTGGCAAGCCCATTAACGCATCGCATGGGTTCGGGTTTTTCAAAGCGTTCTGCAAGCGCATGATCCATGCAAGCAGGCTTTGTCGGTTGGCTGCGGTGTACTCTACTCGCTCGCCATTCTGGTCGACGACGACACGAACGGATCCGCCAGTGTTTAGCTGGTGGTAAGCGTTCAAGGCATCATTCAGCCATTTGGTGTAAAGCTCTCGGCATTCTGTGGGCGTCATCGTGTTCTCCTATGCTAACGCTTCGGCAAATTTTTTGAAACTGTATGACGAATCGGGCGTTTCTTCAACTCTTTCCGCTTCGGGTATGATGATCGTCGTGTTGGTTTCCCAATCCGTTGCCCACGATGGCGGGTTCTCCCAGTCAAGGTTTTCGATGTTGAGCACTTGGCCACTTACGCAAATCCCGAGCATGTAGTACGCCAAATCCCAGGTTTCGTTTCGAGCATGTGACGGGCACTCCCAGCCTTTCTCGGTTCTGTATTCCACGCATAACTCGGAGTAGACGCGGTCTGGGAACCAATTCGGCAAGTGGTACATCCCTTTCCCGGGCTCTAAAACATCCAACCGGCCGTTGAGTGAGTCTTTCATCAGGTTGGAGTTTATCATCAAAACGGGCACATCACCTCTCGCAATTGCTTTTTTATCTCGGCGATTCGAATCCGGCAGTGCTACGCGTGTTCTTGGGTTGTTCGGTTTAGGGTCGCCTTTCACTAAGACAAATCGGCCAGACATGCCTTCTTTTCGCATCTTGCGATAGAACTCGTACGCGTTTGTTGTTACCCCAGCTTCACCACCTGAGTCACAACCGGTCATCTTAATTGGCATCAACCGTCCGGATCCGTCAGACAATTCGTACGTTTTATCCATGACCAGTTTTTTAATTAAATCCCAGTCCTCTAAATACGCACCTGGGTGGATTACCATCGGATCGCCTTCCGCATCTTCCCGCTCTGACTTCACGATATCAAAACGGTCAATCAGGTACGTATCGAACGGATACCCTGGGCCAATGCCATGTACTGATACCTCGAAACTGTGCTTCTGTACGTCTACGGTAGCAACAAGGAATCTGACTCCCTCGGGCACCGTATGTTCTGGCCAAACCTCGCCACGTGCTTTTAGCGCTTCCGGTAGGCGTACTGATTCGAGCGATTTCGGTATATATGGCTCGCCCATGTCGTTATTCCAAAACTTTTTCAATGCCTCTTCGGATAACGTTCTCTCATAGTCGTCGGTTGCATCTAGATAACTGAGAACAAGTTTCTGCCAAGTAACGAATGCAGCGGCGGTACCGCGCAGCCAGAATGATGCAAAGGATGATCTCATCGGCTCGCCGACTAGCTGGCCAACCTCATTTACTGAGCATCCCTCGGGCACCCACATGCCCCATAAATTCATTTCGTATCTGTCAGCAGGATCGATTTCGCTACCGCAGCAAGGGCAAACCATTCGAGTAGTTTCGGCCATTTCGAGGTTAGTCAGTTTGCGGCCGGTTTCTTTGCATTTCGTATCCCATTGCAGCATGTTGAACGTGCCCTCGAAATACGAGTCGCAATGTGGGCACGGCCAGTACCAGCGGCGTCTATCCCCTCGATTGTATAGACCGACAATACCGTCGCAAGGCGGGGCCTCGTGCGGTGTTTTTCGAATCCAGTTTGGATCCGTAACTGGGCGCGATGGCGAGGATTCGGCTGCACACATTGCGAACGATCCGAATGTTGTCGTACGTTTCGATGCGAGGTCAAAGGCGTTACCGTCGCCACCGATATCGTCGTCGATACGGTCATAGTCCGTGATGATGATACGACCAACCGGTCGACCGGCTAACTCGGTTACTGACGGATAGCTGAGTGTCAGGATGATCCCTGTAATGTAGTGCTTATCGAACTTGTTATCTGCGTCTCGGCTTTTCATCAGCATTTTGCCGACTTCTTCACTGTGACGGTGCAAACGGTCTACACGTCGCATCGAGAAGTCGCGTGCGGCCGTTGACGTTGGGCAGAACACCATCAGATCCATGGGGTCTACTTTGACCGAGTAGGTGATGGTATTCAGAATAATTGCGTCTGTCTTACCTGACTGGGCGGGGCCTATGAATGCCATTTTGTCGTAATGGCGGCTGTTAATCATGTTCATCGGCTCGATCATGTATGGCGTGGTTGAGTTGAGCCAAGGCCCGACATATGCGCCGGGCTGGTTTACATAACGGTACTTAGCGGCTGCCTCCGCCACGCTCATTCGCATGGGCGGTTTTAACTGGTCAGCTACCGATCGGATGATATGGTTTATGCTTTTAAACTTCATCGTCGTCGTCCTCGGTATCTTCCTCAAACGATTTTATCAAGGCGTTGGCCAAGTCAGTTAACATGCTATCTACGGATGATTGCACCACGGTTCGTTGCGCTTCGGTCAAACCCGCTTGTCGTGCTAGCGTGTCCGGGATTAATAGCATGCCCATTCGAAGCACTTTGACTGCATCGCCGAATTTCTCGATGACTTGTTCCGTCGACCATAGATTTCCGGCTTTGATATCAAACTCTTGCTTGGCTCGCTGTCCTGCCCAGAATTCTTTTGATAGCTCTTTCGGCAGGTCTTTGAAACTCATTCGGCGTATGTAGGTCTCAACGTCATAAAGCGGTTTCACCAAATACGGCGCTACCTCTTTGACTGAATAAATGTCGTACCCGCCGCGCTTCCCTACGGGGAAAACGTCGATTATCTTCGGCGTTATGTCTCGCTTTTCCATGCCGAATAGCTTCGATAGCTGGGTTATGTTCGCGCCCTGGAATAGCATCGCTTCGGTTTCGATATCGTTTGAATTAGAACGGCGGGTTTTAACCTCCGCCGCCGTTACTGTTTTCGTTCCTGCCGGTTTCTTTGCAACCGTCTTACTCTTCGTCATCCCAAACCTCATTCTTTTTGGTGGCTTTCTTCCGTTTCCTTATTCGGCCTTTAATCCGTTCTAAATGGTCGAAGAATGCCTCTTGTACGTCGCCTTTTGTGTTCAACGCTTCGATAACCGTACCATCTACCGTGTCGATCAGCGCCCCTTTCGGGCTTCTAAGCATCGCTTTTAATTGATAAATTGTCACTGGATATTTCTGGCCTTGCCTATCTAATCGGCCGTTAAACTGTAGAAAACGTTCCAGTGACCATGGGTTGTCAATATACACGATAACATGGCCGCCGTGTTGTAAGTTCAATCCGTGACCGGCTGACTGCGGGTGCGCGGCCAAGCGTCGTATCTTTCCTGCATTCCATTTCTTGATGCATTTTCCCTCTGAGTCCATCACTTCGAGGTCTTTGTAGCGTGCCTTTAGTGCGGCCAGTGTTGGTTTGAAATGATACGCAAGTAATACGTTTTTATCGGCCAGCACGGTGTCCAGTAATTCATCCAAGGCATCAAACTTAGCATCATGCAGGTAATGATCATCTTTTTGTTTAATAACTTTATCATCGGCGGTAATCCCAACTATCTTAGTGTCGTATATAAAACCGGAGCATATCTGTAGTAGTTTCGCTTGCAGGGATGCGGCTTGTTCGGCTTCAATCGTGATTGGCTCGTCTAAGTCGGGATCGAAGTCTTCTGGCATGACCTCGACTAAACTTTCCTCTTCCAATTGCAAGTACTTCTCGGATACTTCTGGGCTCAACTCAACGGGCCATGGTACCAACGTGCATTCTTTCATATCCAAGTAGTCACGTGCTTTCATGACCAAGCATATGTCGGCTATCTTGCGTATGATCTCATCTTCCGCGCCTGGGCGTAGTTTCCATTTGAAGTTGTAGCGGTTTTGGGTGAAGTAGTTTTCCTGATACGCCCCTATCGTTTTCCCGAAGCGTTCCCCCTCATCGAGTAGATAGGTTTGGGCGAAAATGCCCATGTATCCCTCCGCGGCTGGGGTGGCTGTAAGTTGTACCATCCGTTTCATGTATTTGCGAACTCGTTTTAGCATTTTAAAACGCTGTGACGTGTGCGACTTGAACATACTCGACTCATCGATAACCACCGCATCGAATGGCCACTTGGTCTTATAGTGCTCTACCAGCCATGCAATGTTGTCCACGCTGATCGTGTAGAAATGGCAATCGGTTTGCAATGCCGCCAAACGTTGCTTTTTGTTGCCTGCTATGACCGACATTTTGTAGAAGCACAAATGCCCCCACTCCTCGAATTCGCTTGGCCAACCGGTGCATGCAACGCGTTTTGGGGCGATTATCAGCACCTTTTGTATGTTGTCTTCGATTATCTCGTCTAGCATCGCTGTGGCGGCCATGACGGTCTTTCCCATGCCCAAGTCAACGAACAAGGCGCATGCTTTGTTTGCTTTGATAAATGACACGCCGTTTTCCTGATAGTCATGCATATCAGTTCGAGTGCGCTTCACGTTTTTCATGCAATGTTTTAGTGCCCTACTCAAAGGAGATAAGGTATTTCTTAAAGTCTGCAAAATTATCCGTCCAAGTTACATTAGCGCCTTTCGCGCGCATTTGTTTATGTCGATACGCCTGTTGAACTGTTGGTTCTTTACCAGGACGCTTGAATTCTATGAAAAGCACTACGCCGTTGCGGATGAAAAGGCGATCCGGTACCGCCTTTTTTCCTGGGGCGGTGAACTTCGACACCCACCAGCCCCTGCCCTCCGCATACTCGCAGCATTGCTTTTCGACTTTCGATTCTCTGACGAGTTGCTCGGTCATAATTAGTCCTTACGGTAAAAGTAGCCCTCCCAGCCTGCCGCGCCTAGCGGTAATCCGGGTGCCCATGGGAGTTTCGCTGCCATACATGCAATCAGGTCATCCACGCCGAGAGGGCTGTCCTCTTTGACTTCGGTGACGATCTCATCGTGGATGTGCATAACGATCTTGAATTTTTTGCGGTGCGCTTTCTTCAAGCCCTCTGCCAGAACGTCTCGCGCCAATGCCTGTACGATGTTTTCCACCAGCTTTCCGCCGTGGCTGAATATCTTGCCCCATTTGTTCGTGCCATCGATTTTACCCTCGTACTGGAAATTCGACGTGGTGTACTTCTCGCCTTTACGAGGGCCTTGCTGCACTGTCATTTCTCTTTCGACAATACGCGGTCGGAAATAATACATACGACGGCCTGACGGTAATTCGATTGTCAGAAATGGTTTCTCATAACGAATAGTCAGCATTTTCCACTTAACCGGCTGGCGGGTGCGGATTACCTTGAACACCGCGTTTTCTAACTCATACCATGCCTGGACGATTTCAGGGCATAGCTCGCGGAACGCATCTACCGACTCTTTGGCTTCTTTCTGGGTCATGGTGACACCCATGTTTTCAGCGTAGCCCCATAGACCGGTTTTCTTGCCATCGTCGCCTAAGTGGCCACCGCCTAAACGATAACCGGCTCCGAGTGTAGCGGGTTTTGCTTTAGGACGGTGAGGCTTGGTTTCTTCGTACGGTATTTTCAGCCAGTGTGACGCGAATGAGCGGTACAAGTCATGTCCGGCCGCCAGCGTATCGAGGAACCATTTGCATTCGGTCAGCCAGCCGATTACTACCGATTCAATCGATGATAAGTCGGCAACAACAAACTTATGCCCCGGCGTTGGTATGAATGCGGAACGTATGCATCCGACAAGTGCGTCCATGGGTTCGCCGACATACAGCGTCAAGGCTTCTAGGTCACGCTCATGGATCATTTTATTAACGATGATCAGGTCGGTTTCTGATTCGATTAATTTTGGCGTACGGGGTAAATTCTGAGGCTGTATGCGACGTCCTGCCCAGCGATTTGTGCGACTAGCCCCTGCAAACTGCATTGAATAGCGAAAGCGGTCATCTTCTCCGCAGGCTGTCAGCATTGTGGTGTACTTGGCCAAGGAGCTCTTTGCGCTATTTGCGCGTAGCTTCAATACGTCGATGGCTTCGGGCTCCACGCCGTTCTCTTCGGCTTCGTTGATTACCTTTTTCACGGTATCTGCGCGCAGGTCATCAAACGGGTAGCCTCGCTCCTGCAACCACGGCAGCAATTGCGTCGGGGAGTTCGGGTTGCTCAAACCGGTTATTTCGGCCATCGCTTCGATGATTTGCGGCTTGCGTAGTTCGGCGAGCTCGACGGCGGCACGAGCGAAATCGGTATCGACCATCACGCCACGGTCGTTTATCACCTGATCCAATGCGTACATTTCCCATTCGCTCTCTAAAATAGGGTATTTCTTCAAGCGGTTGAGTATGGCCATTTCGGTCACAACGTCTTGTTTGTTATAACCGCAAAAAGCCCAGTAGTCTTCTGGATCTGTGGATTCATCACGCCATCTGTGAGGCTGGTTCTTTGTGACGCGCTGGGGCATGGAGAACATCTTAATCAGTCGTTCGCCCTCTGGGTCTTTTAGCTTATCTTCGGGCAACCCCAGTTGCTTTCCGATTAGTTTCAAGTCACCTGAAAAGCCCATCATATAGGCCAGCGCCATTGTGCATCGCCATGATTTGTACGGCGTTTTGATGTTGGCCACGCGTCTAGTCATCACTCGCTCGAATTGTGCGTTGAATGCCCATTTCAAAACGTCTGGATCTTCCAGTGCATCGCGTAATTCGCCTGGCATTCTCGGTCGAGATAACGCATCCCAGTGCTGCACCTCTCCGCCATTCACTGACCATGCGCACATCAGTATTTCTGTGTCGCTGCCTTTGCTATAACGGTCTAATCCTACGGTTTTCAGGTTGACAGAACTTCTTGTTTCATAGTCTAAGTTTATGTGGTCGGCCACGTTTTCCCCCTCTTATTAAAAAACCCGCACTAGGCGGGTTCTGTTTTACCGCCGGTTAGGCGTTATACTTCATCGTCGTCGTCATCATCCCAGTCGTCGTCATCATCCCACGCATCCGATGTATCGATACGGCCCTCGCCGAACGGCTCATCGTCTTTACGTTTCAGTACGGAAACCAGATTGGCGTTAATGCGTTTGCCATAACTGTTTTCTTGTGACCAAGGTCGAATAACTACTGACACCCAGCAACCGCCATACAGCTCGTCGCGGATTTCTTGCTCGTTTGTCAGTTCTTCACGTTCGATGTTGTAGATATCAGGGCGTTTGCTTTCACGTGCCGAGATTACCCACATCCCCTCACACTCGGGTTTATCCGGGAAGTCCACATCACCGTCTTTGATAAACAGCATCGATGGTGCGACTTTTAAAGGGCCTGTCTTGTGTTCTCGCTTAGTGACTTCGATTCGATCACGAATGATCTTCTCGATTTCCTTATGCGAGTGCTTCGGTACCAGCAATGTCAGCGAGTATTTCGGTTCGCTCTTGCCATCGTCGCCGCCGTAGGGTTTATCCAAGTGCGGGTATGACGCACGAACGTTAGAAATTTTGATGTGACCTGATTTATACAGTACACCATTCTTTACTTTTTTCACTGGTACGAGTCTTTCGGCCATTTTGGTTTCCTCAATTTACGGTTTTACTGGATTACTTGTTTTACGGTTTTACACTTCGTCGTCATCGTCTTCGTCGTCAAAAGCGCCTGAGTATTTGCCGCTTATTGGCGGTCGTTTATCAGTCAGCGGGGCCAAGGTTGGTTTTCCCTCTGGCTTTATGACTACGCTTTCGAGTACTTTCGGCGCGCCGGCTCGGGATACCCCAAGCTCTTCTCGTATAATGTCTTCCAACTGTGTAGGAGAGAGCATTTTACGAACTATGTACTTCTCCTCGGGTACGCCTAGAAACTCTAAAAGCTCTTTCGCCTCAGCTTCTGAGCGGAACCGACGATTCGTACGCGATTCAACTAATTTCTGGCCAGGGATTTCCTCGCCCTTTAATGCTCGTGCTTCGAGTTCAAAGTCGAGTCGGGCAAACCAGTTTTCGACTATCTTACGATACGGCAGTATTTTTGCCATTTCTTTCGTCGTTAGCTGGCCGATGTTGGCCCGTCTCATCTTGTACTCTTGTGCCAGTGCATCACGTAATACCGACATTTCATACCCTCCGAACTCTGACTCAAGGAATTCCGTGTCTCCGCCGATTGCACATTCCATCACGTAGGCCAGTGCTGGGCAGTTATGCGCCGCTAGACAAAAACGACAACCTTTTACCGTTGCCTTGCGAGGTGCATCGATTGACCATGCTACCTCAGCTCGTTCTCTAACGTACTCCACGAAATCAAGCAGCTCATCGATTGTTACTCGCCATTCATCGAAGTGATCAAGTCTTGGCTGTGCAATTCGAATTACCACTTCATCAAATTCATGCGTTTTACTGTGTATCAAGTAGGCCCCGTATGCGTATAACAATGCTTGCGAGTTGCCTTCTGCGAAAACTTGAACGCCTTTGCCATATTTTAAATCCGTGACTATAAGCGTTCTTTCTTGAATTATGATGTTATCTGCGGTACCGCCCTGTGGTAAAAACGGTATTGCAGGTTTGTCAGGTTCATCTGGATTGGCTCTCGGCATGAGATCCGTGAAATAAACCTTTGTTTCCGTGAACATTTCACCATCTTCGAATCGACACCAATCGACGTACGACTGTATATGGTCAATCATCGAACGGGTAATCGGTATCTCATGGGTAACGCCGTTTTCGGTTAGCGTTTGGACGGTTCCGACCAAGTGTAGTGGTCTTACTCCCGTTCGTAACCAATCTTCGGCTATTGCATGAGCGATTGTTCCCTCTGCCGCTTCGTAGCTGGTTATGTCCTCTTCAAACAGATTGGCTATCAGGCTATACGCACATTCTAGCCACCTGGCAGAACCTGACGGGGAGAATATTGAGTGCCCTCCACTGCCAAATTCTTCCATCACACGAGTTAGGAAAGACTTTTTAACTTCTCCCATGCTCGTTCTAGCGCCTCTTTGTAGGTCGTTTCCGACGTATTATTCAGCTTTTTTGATGCTGCATAGCGGCCTGCCGCTTTGTAATTATTCTTGTTCCCCGAGTCGCGCGTTAACGCCACGTCTTTCCAAGATAAATTACAGACTTTAAAGCCGGTTTCAGCATGAGTAACAACCAAGCACGTTTCGTTTTTACCAAGTGCGGTAGTTACTTTGAGAACGACATTCGTTTTGCCTATCATGTAGTTAAACGTTGCCCAGTCGCGTACATAAACTTCCGCGCCTTCTTCGTTAACTACTTTGGTGAATGTGTTTATCAAAATAACTCTCCTTTTAGAAAAACCGCCCCCGAGGGAGCGGCTTATTACTGGGCTAAGGCTTAGATATCGTCGTCGTCATCGCCTTCGTCGTTTTCTTTTTCAGCCAGCTTAGCGTTACACATTTCAACGATAGCGTCGAATTGGTCTTCTTTCGCTTCCGCTACTTTCTTCAACTTAAAGTGTGCGGTGATTTTCTTAGCTTCCGGTGCGCCGAATGCATCTTTAACCGCAACAACTGCTGCAACAACTTCGTCTTTAGTGTGCTTAGGTTTAGCCGGTGCATCTTCTTTTTTAGACTTAGAAGTCTTGCCGGCTGTTGTATCTTTAGTTTCAGATTTAGCACCCGCAGAAACTGAACCGCCGTTAGCGAGGATTGCTTCTAACAGTTCGTTTGTTTTAGTTTGTGCCGCTAACAGTTGTTCAAAAATACCAGACATAATATATACCTCGTTGATTAAGTGATTTGTTTTCGTCTTGTGTTTCGACGAGGAGAAGTATCACCCATTTCGAATTTCGTGTCAACACTATTTTTAAATTATTTTACTTTTCTGCCGTAACTCTATGGTTTACCGGCACTAACGCTGCTTTGTGGCCGACGCAACTGCGTCATGGTATCGAAGCAACGCTGTATTGACGTAATTTTTTATCAGGTGTAATATCTGCCAACTTATCACACGCGCACATGCGAGGTTTAATTATGCGTTTTCCTAAATGGGCACTTACTTCGGCCTTGAATAAATCGAAGTATCTTTTATCACTGGCTGCTATGGAAATCGGCCCGAATGCGACTATGTCTGACTTGGCTCACAAAGCCGGTCTTTCATATCACACCCTGCTATGGGCGTATAACAATCGAGTGACGCCGTCTGTCGCTGAGAAAATTTGTGCGGCCGTTCCTGATCTCAATATTAAACGCCATTGGCTTACTAACCCTGATTGGATCGAAATTGATTCAGCTACGGGAGAAATCAAAGAATGAATTACTGGGCTGAGCACGGCGAGATTTTAAGGTCTAATGGTTACACCATTATTCCTATTTATGCGCCTGATTCCGATAAAAAAGGAGCGGGTAAACGCCCTATCGGTAAAGATTGGGAGAAAACGAAAAACACGAAAGAGCAAGTCGCTAGCTGGGCCAAAAAATATACGAATAACGGCATCGGAATTGTGACTGACAAAACGCCAGCGGTTGATATCGACGTTTACGATAAAGAAGCGTCCGACCACATGGCCAATTGGGTCATTAATAAATTCGGTAACGTTCCGCGTCGTATTGGTCGTGCGCCTAAGCAACTTTTCTTATTCAGAACGGATGAACCTTTCTCGAAAGTTAAATCGGGTGTTTGGGAAGACGACTTTGGCCAACAACACGCTGTCGAGATCTTGGCGTCTGGCCAGCAATTTGTGGCTTATGGTATCCACCCCGACACAAACAAACCGTATGAATGGGTTGGTGACGAAAGCCCGTTAAATAACGTTGCTGAAATGGATTTAGTGGATATCGACCTCGATGGCGCACGTGCTATCGCGGATGAGTTCGACCGCTATGCCGAAGAGCAAGGCTGGGAGCGCAAAAAACGCCCAATGAATGGCACACCGGCTTCGGGAAATGCATTCGATGACGATGATGACTGGGCAACATTCGCAGACGTACGCAAATGGGAAAGATCGTACGAAGAATTGCGCGATTTAGTCATGAAGTACCCAAACCCTGAGAACTATGAAAACTATATAACTGTGCTGGCGGCTCTTCAAATCAGTTGCCATGACCAGGATGAGGCTAAAGATATCGCTGAATCGTGGGCTAGACAAGCATCTAACTTTGATGAGGGTGATTTCGAGTACAAATGGAGTCAAGGTTTTCGCCATGAATCAACTTCTCTGGTCTCACTGGGATCAATCATTAAAACCGTGAGAGAAATCGAAGAAGAAGAGGCTGTCAGTAAGGTTGATGATTTCCGAGAGGGTTTCCAAGGTTGTTCGACGGTTGCTGAATGGGATGCTTGGGCTTCTGATTTCAGAAAATTGCGCGTATTTGACCTGAATCGTAAAGTTATCACGGATATTGCGAGAAAAGCATACCGCCGTTTGACTGAATCATCTCTTACGCCTAAAGAGACCAAACAGTACCTTGGTTTCGAGTATGGCGCTGCCGATATGCCATCTTGGCTGTCAGATATCGTGTGGGTTCACTCAAGAAAGGCTTTTTATAACCGTTTTACGGGCGTTTTGATGGATAAAGGGTCTTTCGATGCCGAGTTCGGTCGCTATTTACCCGAAGCATACTCCCACATGAACGCGAATAAGTTCGCCACCGATATCTGCAAAATCCCTGTCGTGGACGAAATGACGTATTGGCCGGAGAAGCACGGCGCAATGGAGGGGAATACTTGGGAAGATTGCGAGGGTGTTTTCGGCCCAGATTTCTTCAAAAAAGGGAATTCGCTTTGGTTGAACACGTTTTCGCCGGATTCTATCCCTAAAGAAGTGAGTAATTATTCGCGTGCGGACGATAAAGCCATCGACATGATTGAATCGCTTTTCGATAAGTTGTTCCACGAGGGAAAAGACAGACGTTATGTCATGGATTGGTTAGCATGGGTTGTTCAAAACCCAACCAAGCGCATAAACTATTCACTTTTGATTCAAGGTGCGCAAGGTACGGGTAAATCAACCATTGGCGATATTATGCGTGCCGTACTAGGGTTTGAAAACGTCTCTGTTGTATCGAACTCCGTGGCCAATGGTCGATTCTCTTCGTGGGCGGAGGGCGATATCCTTAAACTTTTCGAAGAGGTGTACGACAAAGGCGACCGCTATGGAATGCTAAACCGTCAAAAAGAATTAATTACCAATGATGTGTTGATGGTAGAGGGTAAAGGAGAAAACGCAAGGCTAGTACACAATACAAGTTCTAAATTGATGTTTACCAACTTCATGAACGCGGTTCCATTAGATGACGGCCAACGCCGTTATCTTGTCATATCAGCTAGGGCCAGCAATAAGTCTGAAATGGAGGGTGTATACGGAACGCCTGCGGAAAGAGATCGTTTCTTTGCCAAGGTTCACCATGCTATCAAGCATCACGCACCGGCTATTCGTAAATGGTTCCTTGATTATGAAATCTCACCAGACTTCAATCACAAAGGCCATGCCCCTACTGACACGTACGGTTTCGAAATGATGCGTGCAGCAACGGACGACGGCGTGTTGGATTATGTTGAGTCAGTGATTAACAAAGATGAAACGGTAAACCTTTGCCGGAACTTTATTTTCTCGCCTGCGTTGCGTTCCATTTTTGAAGATATCGAAGATATGGATCTACCAAAGACGTCTTACCTAAAACACATGCTAACTGACCTAGGGTATGTCTCGGTTGGTCTGTTTTCTTTCGAGGGGGTGAAAGGCCACTTGTACATAAGAAAGAGCCTGCGTCGTGCTTTTGAGGGATCTGGGAAATTTGACTCTGATTGGGTTCGCACGGAAATGAAGCGTCGCAATAATGAGTTGAAGAAAAAGGGAGTCGGGGTGGATTCGCCAGAAGATGTATGGGGGGATGATTAAACAGATAAGGGGCGAAAGCCCCTTTTTTATTGATTAAATACCATCATTTCCGTATTCGAGATAAACCGTTCTACCGCTGTATGGTTGTCTTATGTAGAAAGAGCCGCAGTCACCGGTCTTTGCTATAGCATCTAGCAATTCGTCTATTTTGGCTGGGTTTGTTCGGCTTAAAAGGTATTTTTCAACCCCGAGATCTCCTAAAAACTTTGAGGTGGGTTCTCCGCTATTTTTTGTACTATCTTTGACAATATCTCTCAGGTGTTTTTCAAGCGAATTCCTGAACTCTTTTACCAGGTTTTTTACCACTTTTTTAGGTGGCTCATCGACGTCTTTTTTACGCCATAAATCTGCTTCAATTCCCCTTTCACCAAAGTGTATTTTAACCTCATATCCATGCGTCAATAATGCGGTCAATATGGTTCCCATTTTCAAGTTAAAACGCTTTTGATGGCGTGCCCAGAAAATTTTTTTAGCGGTAGGCCGACTAACCCCTTTTATGTGGCTGTGGTACTTTATTTCGGATCGTTCTATGAAACCCAGCAGTCTTTTTTTAGGTGTTATCGAGAGATCTATCATTTTATTCCCCGTTGATTGACTTTCCATGGGAGGACTACTCCGAGTCGGAGACCAAGTTTATGTGAACATTTTACGAAAAATGTGAAGTTTCGTCAAGCGGTAAAAGCGAAAAACCTTGGGGTAAAATTGACTCCTTACTCCACTTCTTACCGCAAGAATGTTGTTGTTTTATATGGTTTTTTCGGCAAAAAACGCGTAAATTTAGAGGAGTAAGAAGTGGGTAAAGTCTTACATGTGATACGAACATGTATGCGTCGCCATGGAAAACACAAAAACCACAACAACCTCTCACTACTCTGTACCTAATTTACACCCTTTACTTATTACTTCTTACTATTTTGTCTAGAAAGATAAGTAAAACAAAGAGTTAGTTGGAGTAAGGAGTGAGTAAGGAGCTGAAATGACTTATTACTTCTTACCGCAACCGAATGAAATGGCCACCGATCAACCCCGTGCAGCCACAAACAATGGTAATAAAATCAAACAGTTGCGGGGCTAAATGCCGTTCTACCCCTCCGACTGGATAGCCCAAAAAGCCGCTATGGGAATTCCCATGACGGGCGTTTCACCTACGGTGCTCGAAACAAAAACGTTGTAAGTCATTGATTTATAAAGGCGGGGCTAAGAGGGATCTGGCTCATCCTCTCCTCTCGCGGCTCTCCGCACCCCCGGACGCCCTGACAAACGGGGAAGTACCTTTTTGAAATGTCAAACAGTAATTCTTTCTCAAACGCACCACACGCCACGCAAGCACATTAGTAATACATCGGCATACCTTGCACCGCGATCGCCCCGTCTGCCCCCCTTAGCGCTCGAAATACAGGGCATACAGCACGCCACATCGCACCATATCACCATAATATTGTAATACGCCCCATAGATAGCCCATAGGATACGCCTCAATACATACGCCACGTATAGCACCAAGCCACACGCCACCAAGACCGCGTAATACAGGCCAATCCGCACCACACACAAGCCCCATACAGCCAGCCGCCACGACATACGCGGCGTATGTACAAAACAGGCTGCCTTATAGTGCTTTTTCATGGTCAAATCATAGGGGCAATACGGGCTTATTTTTAATACGTGGCGTATGTAATGAGAGGCTAAAAATGGTCAGAATAAAACGGCCAGCATGACATACGGGAAGTATGTAAAAGAGGCAATATAGAGACGCCCTAAAACGGGCTAACAGGAAGAGGAATTTTAGGCAATAAAAAAGCCGCTCAAAGGCGGCTAAAATGGTTCAAGTGTGCAATGCGTTTTTCCGTGAATGAATATAATCTATTTAGCTTCATTTGCCAAACGTTAATAGGTCGCGTTCCATATCTAGCCCTCTAACGCGTAATTCTCATCATTGGCGTAGTCAATCGGATCGCCATGTAATTGTAAAAACTCATTGATAGACCGCTTTATAAATCTCCGAATGTTGCGCTTTGTGGGCTTGTGTTGTAGATGCCAGATCCACGGCTCGCCCCAAATATCGACTCTAACAACCCACGGAAAAAAGGGATTGCGATCCACCTCATCCGATCTAAACGTCGCTTTGTGTAACACAATGCTACCGCGCAACGGTTTACCAGTCTTAGCCATAGTTAGCCCCTAATACGTTTTTTAAGTAATTCTAGAGAGCGCCTAGACGTTCCGCCCTTGTGTTGTCGATTGAACATATCACTAACACGAGTTAATAACGTTGCTAAATCTGGCGCGTGAATTCCGCCCATACCCGCAAAACTGGCGTCCTCGCGGCTACAATGCCAAGTAAACCAAAGATCACCGTTAGGGCGTGCGGCTATGCGTGACCGCATTAGATAGCCGTGCGGAGTATTGATATCTGGCAACCGTGAGAGTCGCCCCGCGTTGCCCTCGCTAGCCTCCGCCGCCAGCTCTAACGCCTTGATGTAATATGATGGGATACTTTTCACGGCATAACCCCTTATTTCTTAGCACGATAATTATTTAAATTCACGCCTTGATAACGCATAATTGCAAAACATTTAGAACATATACGGGCGATTTGCGGGATGGTTTGCGGATCAGTCATGCCAATCACATGCGGATCGATATATCCGGTTGCCTCATTTGGGCGGCATACCGTGCGCCCGTACTTATCCGCCACGTGAACCGCCTTAGAGCGCGCCGCAACGACAAAATTAATCTTGCTCATGACTCACAACCCTAGCCAAACATTCCATCATGAAATGGGTATCAATACCGATCCCCGTTATAGTTGCGGGATGCCCATCAATCAAGCCGACAATCTGACAATCATCATTTTCCCACTGTAAAACCGGATCGAAATCGCTTTGTTCGTCTTCATCAATGACCGCTTGTAAATATGCTTTTTTCGCTTCCTGTAAAACGTCCAGCGAGTTGTACCGGTCAGCCTCGATCGCTAGGTTGTTCAATTCTCCACCGTTAACGTTCCACGCTTGCACCAATACGGTTAGCTTGTTTTGTTTTTTAGGGGATAAAGCCGCGTTATATTCCGCCTCACTCATAGCCTCTTCCCCCTCTTTCAAGCTATTGAAATATGTCTCATAACTCATTATTCACTCTCCAAAGGTTCGCCGCGTGTACATGACACCGCGTAAATATCACGATTAACCGATTCTTTCGGTAACGCCGCCACACAATCGGCGTAGCTCATGCCCTCATCTAAGATATAATCATGGCAATCGTTGCTATTGCCTATCGGGCAAAGCGTCATTACTAAAAACCAAAGTCCAACCATAAAACCCCCCTAAGCGATATATTCAATAGTTTTGATATCCTCGGCTTTTATTTCAGCGGGATAGCGTAAATTTTCAATTAAGTTTAAGCGCATCAACCAACTAGCACATCTCAACCCTGATACGGATGAGACTTGGACGTCAGACAATGAAGCGATTAGAATCATTCCGGCATTGGTGACGATCTTCACGTTGCCGTTTCGCGTCCATCCGGCACGCCTAGGCAACACGGCTACCGGCTCAACCTCTTTAGCCTCGGTTGCTAATTCAATGACGCGGTTTAAATCATATTCAAAATCCGTCTCAAAAGACCAAGCACGCCAGAACAGTAAGCCGTTGCGCTTAACCTCAACATGCGTTGAACCGTGGCGATCTTGTTTGAATGCAACGATAAACCCCGCTTTCAGGTTTACCGCTTCAAATTTTGCCTTAATAGTATCTAAATTCATTTTGAACCCCTTATTTCTATTTGAAGCGGCACATCTCAAAACAGCTTGCCGCGTGTTTGCCCTACGTGTTAAATAGTAGCTTACATACGCGGCATATGTCAACACTTTTTATTAAACATTTTTAGCTATTTACGTTTACATCTTAGAACCGCGTCGCCCTCATCCTGGTTAGGCCATGCCAGATAACAACAAACAGCGCCCCCCATGCAATATAGAAAGGCTTTGTAAGCGGTTAACGGGATAGCACACACAAGGCAAACGCCCGTAAACACTACAACCGCGCCAATGAATATAAATTTAGCCGCGCCCCGTTTAGCGTCTCCGCTTATCTGTTGTCGTTCCACTTGCCGCCCTCCTTGATTGATTCGGTGCGTGCGTGGAAACTACCGTTTGCGCGTGACGTTACGATCGTGTAACCGTGGCGCGTGGCGTAATTCTTAGCGCCTCGCAGTGTTTTGGATACATCCACATGACAACCATCACTATCTAGAACCCCAAACAAACGCGGCATTGATTTAAACATGATAACCCCCCTTAAAGTTTCCAAACGATATCAGCGAACCCGCTTACAATGTCATACGCTGATAGCGTCGTATTGTGAGAGAATAGATCCGTCAATTCCTGAAATAACTTTTCAGACTGATCATAAAGGCTTTTGCTCTCCGCCTCGTTTTCGTCTAGTTGGTATTTCTCGCAGTAATAGCGAAAATCATTTTGACATTCTTCAAAAGCTGAATATTCAAGAAAGAGATCTTCTAAAATAACATCTCGTGATAGCCCCTCTCTATTTGCGGGCATTGAATAAGCCCCTTTTAATTCGACGCCGTGCCTACATAAAACATATTCAAAGGTAGCAATTCCTAACGGATCTATGCCAAGTAATACTATGCTTCTTAATTCAACGCCCAATAAGGTCAATAAGCGGCTGAATTCCTCCGCCCAATTATCGGCATAATGTGGCGCCTCTATAAAGTTTTCAGCAAACGCCCATTGTAACGAGGTGATTTGGTCTCGCGCTAACGGTAGATCTAGATATTCCATCCACGAATCAATATATGAATCTTGGCACTCTCCAAACATTTCATAAACGTGCGGCTTTACATCCGTTTCCCATTGTATAAATAGACTGGCAATAGTGACTAAGTTTTCCATAATAAAACCCTCTTATTTAATTTAATTGGTAATAACGTTTAATAAAGGCGGCTAATTAAAACCGCCAGAATTAAAGGTTATTTATTCAATCGTCCTTTTCTTGTGATTCGATAAAGGCGGTAATAGTTGCAATCCCGTTAACTAAATCTTTTGCGCACTCCACGGCACGCGCTATTATTTCGCCTTTCATTTCTAACAATTCGCGACTGGCTATTTCTTCAAGTGAATCAGAATCGTGATATGAGTAATTAAAACTATATCCGATATGCTCATTATTGATTAACTGGATCTTGCCGTCTTTAGTAAAAGCGCTGACACTAAAACAATAATCACTTGCGTGAATGTCGCGCCTTAACATGCGTTGCAATGATGCGTAAGCGTCCGCGCTAGGATTGCTAGATCCTTGCTCACGACAATAATTAGTTTCCTCCGCTATACTGGTGAACAAGGGCACCGCGTAGCGGTACGAATTGCGACCCGCTTCTAGATTCTGGACGGTTACGCCCCCCTCGTGTTTGTCAGTCATACGCCAGTTTTCGTTAAACGTGTGATCTTCATTTAAACAAATAACATTTACATGAAAATCAATATTGTTATAGTCAAAAGTTAATTTGGTGATAATATCCATTTGAAGCCCCTTATTAATTTAATTGGTAATAACGTTTAATAAAGGCGGCTAATTAAAACCGCCAGAATTAAAGGTTATTCTATTAAAGAGAAAACGCGATCCCCGTCGTATGTCTCGATATGTTGCCCCAACTTATAAACCGTCGGCACATTATGATTATATAAATGCTCGTTAATCATCCCTAACATTTCTAGCGCGGCATATAATGCGCATCCGCTTGTAGTTTCCCATTTAAAACCATCCCAACGCCCATAATTTATAGTTTTACCGCGAGGGAATAGCCAAGAATAAACGCGCATTCTAGCGGGTAAAGTATTAGTGCAAGGCAAAAACTTAACCGTTATTGACATATGCAAAGGCTTTTCAACCTCGACCACATCAAAAAGCCATACATAGCCGTTATAATTGCTAGATTCAGGCGCGGAATGCTTTATTTCAAATGGCAACAGATCCGCACGTTTACTATTTAATTCGTCGATGTGTTTTTGCGCTACCGCTTTGTTATTATCTTCATTAGATAAAGCCGCATCAAAATCAATCTTAGTTGTGCCGTGTTTGCTTTTTGCAATCATGCGGTTAGATTTAAAATAAGTTGAAATAGATTGCATGGTATTACCCCTTAACCAAAGTGTTGATCGCCAAATTAATTAAACGCTCATCGGTATTGCTTGCTCTTAATTTTAATGTGAGCGTGTCGATCATATCGTCAACCTCGGCAAGCCCCGCGATCGCATTCCAACCAAAAGCAGAATCACCGCGAAAACTAACGTCTATTGTGCAAGTGCCTTGTAAGTTGCGTTTAATCTGAATGGCTTCAATCGTTCCACCGTGTTTTTGTTGCCAACCGTCAATCAAAGGTTGCGCGGGTTTAACTGCTAGAACTAGGCGCTCACTGACACTTACCCAAAAACTAAATATAAAATCGTCTTTGTGATCAGCGTCTACAATCACGGCATCCGCGATATAGTCGCTAGCCTCGTTTAACTCCGCCTTACATTTGTTGTTAAAGAATGAATGAGTAAACAAGTTAGGCGTTGACGCTCGTTTGACCCCGTCGCACTCTTTAGGGCGTTTACACTCACACAACCAACCAGAAACCCCGCCAACGTAGCGAGCGCTTGAACACAACGCCGCGCTTTCTTTTGTGTATAGTGGATATTCACCAGCAAACATTTGATAATCTTTACGCATTTTTGAAACCTCGTTTAGTTAAACATTTTTAGATAGTTAGGCGTGTTTTGCCTTGATGTGATGAATATTAGCTACACATGCGGCATATGTCAATAGCTTTTTATCAAATATTTTAAATAATTCTGATCGACGTTTTTCTATATACGGAAAAAAGCCTTTCTATATAGAGCAAAAACCCCCTCAACCGCGCCAACCTTTCGCCCCACGTGGCGGCACAACCTATCTATATGATTTTCTATATAAAAACCATGCCGTCTTACTTGAAAAACCTAGCAGGCAGAAAATTTTCTATAGCAAAATCCGTTGCTTACTTGGCAGATCGACCCGGTTGAAAATTTTTGAACAAGGTACCGACTTCGACCAGGCCAACCAACCGGCTTACTTGACCAACCTAGCAGGCAGAAAATTTTCTATACGAATTTCTTACTTGAAAAACATAGCCGGTTGCGGGTTTTACCTGGGCTGGTGGATATAAATCGAGGATGGCCAACAATATTACTTGAAAAACTTTGCGGGTTAATCGATTGACACACGTCAGATATGTATGTATTGTTCTCTCCAACAAATTGAAGTTATAGGAGCCAACACCATGAGCACACAAGTCAGCCACCAGCAAATTAAGTCCGCCATGATGACCATGGAAAACGATGTGGAATTGCCATCCCGAGTTAGAGTGCATAGCGCTACCGGAAACCTAATCGCATTAGCGGAGGGCGAGTCATACACCTTATCCATGGAACTACCGGCAGACAAAACGCTGGGCGAGCTGCAAGAAGAAGCAAACGCACTGAAATCAAAGATGCGTAATAGCATGAATGCATCGATTCGAAATGCAAAACAGCACTGCGGCAGTACGTTTAGCATGGAATCGGCGCTGGTGACATACCCGTCAGGCCGTGCATTCATCCAAATCGTGGTGACTAGAATGCCCGATGAAGATGATACGGATCCTACGGATTCCACGGATGACGACGACGAAGTTTAAACCCATAGGACGTCATGCCCTCGGATCGGTGTGACACCCTTTTCACTGACACCCTATTAGGACGCCATACCATGAAAAAAGAGAACCACCCTAAGCTGACTTTCCCACTCTCTCCTATCAACAAAACTGAGAGGGTTTGCCATGTTTATTTCAAGCCGAACACCCAGCAAGCTGAGATATACACGGAATGCGGAAAAGAAACTCAAATCGTTACACCAATTACCCGTAAAGATGCCATCGCCATCGTGAATGCCTTGCGAGAAATGTTTGACCTTTCCTCACATGAGCAACAAGCCATTGATCTACTCGATGCCAAGATGCAGCGCCTAGATGCAGTGGCCGAGAACATGATGAACGTTGCCATCGCCAATGTCATGTATGAGAATGGCATCCGTCGAGCCGTGCTTACACCGTCACGCGTTGTATCAGGCATGGTTCCGCAATACACCATCGAAAGCGATCGTGACCAACTAACCTACGTATTAGAAGAGGATCCATTAAATGAGCGCACCGAATCCTAGCCTTACCGCTTTAGCTGTCAATTCCATTGTTGAGCCTGCTGAAATGTCGAACATGGTACCCGTTTTCAAGTCCATCGAGAAAGCGTACAACGTGGATATACGCCTGACACATACCGGCGTGCAAGTTCGCAGTCGCAACGGCATGGGAAAGATACATTTCGAACGTGGCAAATGGGATCACACTAAATCTGGAGTGGCTAAAGGTAGCGACCAGTGCTTTGCAATGCGCAAGTACGGCTTTGAATTATTGATGTGGGCACGCGAGAACATGCCTACGGATGCAGTAAAAACATTCGTTAAAGGAATGGGGTATGAGCACTGAGACGGTTTACCGAGAACTACGCAAGGTCTATCAGGATAATGCGGTTGGTAAAGGACGCCTATTACTGGATTTCATTAAAACGATAGAGAAAGACGTCGTTATGTATAGCCAGTTACAACTTGAAGCCGCAGAACGTGACCAGGAGATCAGTGTCTACGACAAAGTATCTGACCAACTGGCAGAATCTACCGCAGACCTACGCAAGGCGCAGGAATGCATAGAAACGGCGATATTCTTTATCGTCAAAGCACTACACCATGGCAACGCTATGGATCTACTAAACTTAGAGGCCGAATAATATGAAAATAGCAGGATTTGACAAAGCGATCGTCTATCAAATGGGCGGGATGTTTGACGCTGTAAACGAAGAAAAAGGCACCATGACGCCATTGCATCAATTGCTAATGAGTCTGCCGCAACTGAGCGAAGAAGCGGTACACTCGCTGGCCACTGGTCAACTGAGTGACGCGTTAGCCGAGCATGCCATCGAAGATCCGGCGGAGTCGTCGTACCGCTCGTTCGGCTTCGCACCATACGGTGAAGAAGTTAACGGCGTATTCGCGTTGGCCATCCCAGGAACGAAAGCCATCGTCCTACGTGTTGAGAAGCGCGAACGTGTTCTTCCAGGCGTTAGCGTACGCAATGAAGTCGGCAAGCGCATGGCTGAGTTGCAGAAGAAAGAGATCGACGGTTGGAAGCCTACCCGTAAAGACTGGGCTGAAATGCGCGAAGAAGTTGAAGCGCGTATGCTTAAAAACGCACCTATCCGCCCTACCATTGTGAATATCGTTATCGATACTCCGTATATCTACACATTCTCATCGAGTGCGAAAGTGGTAGAAGATTGCAGCGCGTTATTGCGTAAAGCAATGGGATCTTGGCCTGTCGGTCATGCGCTGGTGGATGAATTCAACCTGCGTCGTTTCATGGGCGATATCATCCTAGGTGAAGTGCCCGACGCCGAAGTCTGCAACTACGTCCACTTAAAACACGATGACGGTGACGACCTGAAACTGAAAGACACCGAAATCGAGGGCGACGACTTCGTGTTAGACCGCATCACCTCGCATTACACGGTGCGCGCGCTTGACATATCGGTTGACACCGGCTATCAGGGCATCGGTTCGGTTAACCTGCGTTTGGCCGACAAAGCAATCCTGAGCGGCATTCACATCGGTGAGGCTGACTACGATGCGCAACACGAAGCCACATTGGAGCGCTATGGCACTGACGGTACCGCATTCCTGACCATGATGGCCAATCTTTTCCAACTGGTGATCTCTCTCCGCGAACTTATGGTGTTCTTCGAGAAGAATGGCCAAGTCGTTGAGTTCGAACGCCACGCACATCGCGCATTCTTGGCTAGCGCCTTATTCGATTTCCGTGAAAGCCTCGCAGCCAAAGGCATTTCCGTCGAAGTCGTTGAGAATGAAGACGATGAAGACGACGATGAAGACGATGACGAGGTGTAATGATGGTCACTAAGCACGATTCCCAAAAGAAACTGGGCGATGCCGTTGAGGAGTACAAGAAATTCTTGGCCACGATGAACATCGGCGATTCATTCTTCGTTGAGAACGCCAGACCAAACGGCCTTGAATTTCTGCGTCGCCTGGCCAAGCGCCAAGGCCGCACCTTGGCTATTCGATTTGTGCTGCAAGACCAGATCTACGGCAAGTCAGGCACACGAGTTTATCGAGTGAAATAGTATGGAAATTAACTACACTAAACGCGTAACGCAATACTGGCAGTCTAAATGCAAACCAGAAGTCATCATCGAAGTGTTTGAGCCAGAAGACAAAGAGTGGGATAAAACGTGGCATCTTGAGTATCGCCGAGTACGGATGCTACACCACCCGGAGTCGGGCTGTGTGTTTGTGGAAGATTACCACGATTTATGCAGCGCACTGGACGATCCGTGTACTGTTGAGCTCAACCTACCGGATTACAAGTATTGGAAGTTGATCTACGAGAACCCAGATATCTAATTGACAACTCCTTGGATATGGGGTTTACTTATCACCTCGGCATAGTAGTTCCTGTGAAGCGTCCTTGCTCTCGCATTTTCGTTGTCAGTGATAAAGTGTAGATCCGTACCAGAATCGCCCGCAGAATATCGCGGGCTTTTTTGTGCCTGTTAGATACGCATGAATGTTATTGACACACGTGGCGTATGTTGATACATTTGCAGCACACTTAGTCACGAGAGAACTGCAATGAAAATCAAGTTTATGAAGTTCGTACCTTTCGACCAACTACTCATCGGAAAGGAAACGCTATACATCTTCCCACTTCCTCACGGCATTCGTTGCCTGGTAAAGACCAACGGTACCGAAATCGAAGTGCATGCCGAAGACGGTGAAGACCTGACAGGCTTCGCACCGGCAGTCGAAGATGCGTTAAAAGACGTCTATCTGCGCATGTTTAGCGAGCCAAACCCGAAATACACGGTGAATGGAAAGCAAGTGCATTTCCCGCACTACGTCTTTGATATCATCCTGCATGACCGTGTCACCGATATAATGGATGACGGTACCGCAGATAATACCGTGGCGTATCGGGAAGATGATTGGATGTTCCTAGGCGCACCGGTACCCGCCAGCATGACGCGAGCCGTTGTTATCGGAGGCCTACTGGAAGAAGAGTACAAGGCCGGTCGAGCCAAACAGGATTTATGGTGGCATCGTGCTTGGCACAAACGCGCCATGATCTCGTGCGGCTTCGGAGCACAGCACATATACCCTAAACCGATTGTCGGATGGCCTGAGATAGCGTCACGCGCGTCTGACCATGAGCGCCCAGGCATCGCAACCGACTCAATCGATGAGAGCTGGGATTACATCTACAACATGTTTAGCCGCAGGCACAAAGGCGTATTGATCGCTGACGTATGGTCGGGCTGGAACGTAAACGGCAGCGCCTTTCGCATCATGACAGAAGAGGACGTGGAAATATGAGTTTACAACACAAGAAATTAGTACGCATCGGCGATGAATACTGCTGCGCGTTTTGCGGAAAATCGTGGTCTATCGACGATGCCGATCCGCCAGCATGCGAGGCCGTCGAGGCCATTGCGCCGCTGACACTCGCCACACCGTACGGCCTTTATGTCTCGGAAAACTACCACCAAGATGATATGTATATCATCGGCCTAGAAACGCCGCAGGGATGGAAAGGCTGCGCTATTTACGCTAAATCTGGCGAAAAGGCGATGCGGTATTTCATGGGATCCTTTGGTCACCGTCTCACCCAATTACAATGCAATGCCCTTGTGTTGGATAAGGTGATTGGCGGGAACTACAACGTCTCACTAGCCATCCCACACGCGGAATTACGAACGTCCGTTCTATCCGTCAAATCAAAGCACGACACGGCATCCGGTGTTAAATATGAACTATTAAGCCCTATCAACTTCGTTAAGGCGGTAAACCCAAATGAATAAAGTAGAATACGACAAGTTCGAAATAACGGACGAAACGCTCATTCAGAAATTCTATATGGCGGCAATCCAGGCAGGCAAGATCCCCACGGCTGAGACCATCATGGAAACGGGCATCGATGAGCTGTCGCGCTTGGTTCCAGCCCGAAACGGTCAGTCGTTTGAGAAGATAGAAAGCATCGCCCTTATCCATGATGACGGTGCGCCGCCGAGCTCACTGCCCGCCATTATTGACGTCTCGTATAGCTATCTGAAACCGAAAGACATACCACTCGCGTTCCCTGTGCCACGTCAAGTCGCTGATCGATGGGATACGGCTCGCGTCGGTACACTGTTAGAGCAAATACTCGATCAACTGAAAATAGGCAATACGAAAATCGGTACCGATATCATAGCGCCCATTTCAAAGCTGGCCATCAACGGCATAACGGCCGACTCGAAAGAATTAGCCGACCTACAAAAGGAAGTGGCCAGCCTGAAATCCGCTAATGCAATCTATGAAGCGGAAAACGGCAGACTCATGGCCGCTATAACCGAAGAGCGGAATAAACTCGAACTAGAACTACGAAAAGAGCGTGCAAAAACTAAATCGTATCGAGACCAGTTCGCAGGCATGGCCACATCATCCGCGAGCCCATTTGCTGCATTTACCGCGCTTGAAGAGGAAGACCGCTTTTTGGCTAGACGTGTTCTACTGGCGGCCCAGGCTAAATTCGGCACTGAGTTTCACAGACCGAGTGATAAGGCTGACTTCATGTTGAGCGTTGATGACGTCGAGAGACAACACCGCGCCATCCAAATGTACATACACACCCTGTGCGACGCGTTACTATCGGCACGTGAGCAACAACGGGTAACTTTGCAAATGGTCAAGGAAGCCAAAAACATCGCGTTGCAATGCGACAAACGCGCCACAATGGCAGTGGATGAAGAGTTGGGCCTAGACCACACGATTAACTGGAAAGACATTCACCCCGATATGTATGAGCCGTACTACTTAAAACTACGCGCAATCTACACAACCCCATCACCGGAGATCAAGGATCAATGAGTCAGTATGTTGAAGAGCTAAACCGCTTAAAGGAAAGAAAGACGCACTTGGCCAAGGAAATCAAAGACCAATGGCGCACACCTGAATGGTTGTTTCAAGCAATAAACGTGCTGTACGGGCCGATCGTGCTCGACCTGTTTACGGATGGCCAGAACTCGAAGTGCCCGCGCTACTACACCGCCGAGGATAACGCCTTGACGCAACCCTGGGCGAAACGTCTGGAGGAAATTCGACTCGACATGTTGAGTTCTGACGGATGGGCGCAACAAGGTAAGGCATTTGCCAATCCGCCATATAGTATAGCGCGAGTCGGAGAGCAACCGTTAACCGGCATGAGCCATATCATGGAAAAGGCTGCTGTGGAAAGAAGGAAAGGCGCTAGCACTGTATTCCTGACTAAAACGGCAACGGCCGATGGCTGGTGGCCAAATGAAACGGCAACACTAATCATACACATCAAAGGGAGAATCGGTTTTGAAACGCCGACATGGTTTAACGCGGATGAGAAAAGTTCAAAAGTCACGAGCGCAGGGTTTGGCGCGTCAATTATTTTATTTGATGCAGACTACGACGGCCAATACCCTGACGAGTACATCACCCGAGAAGAATTAATGGAAATCGGAATGCCACTCGCATCCGTCACCCAAGCCGAACGCGACGAATGGATAAAATTGTGGGATGAAATATAGTAAAAGCTATTGACACTCACCGCGTATGTAAGTAATATGACCCCCGAAAGCTAACCACTGACGGGGTTTTTTATTATGGCGAGAGCAATTGATACTTTCAAAATAGTTGTGAGGAATAGCGAATGCCTCGTTCGTATTCGAAAAGATAAACCGAAGTATTTCAGTGAGTACATCATCGAATTGACCGAATGGCCACGAGAGGATTTATTCGGGCCGATTAAAGAAAGGTTTAAAGAGAAATTCGAGATCCAGTCGACGGATGGCGAGCGGTACGACCGCATTACGGAACTACTAAAACGCGTTGGCCTTGTGCCGCCGCCTCACGCACCTCGTTATTATGTCCATCGCCAGATCCATGCGTCAAACATATACATCACGCTTGGCCGAGGCTACTTACTTAAAAAACAAAGCAACCAATAAAAAGGATGAAACTAAAAACATGAATGGCGTATTAATCAATGAAACCTCTGACGCGACGTTGTATCTAGAAACTGGTCGCGGCCGCACATTCTATCGAGCATATATTCGCGACGAGATATTGGCGGGGAACTTGCGCATCGCTATAGGCCCGGCTAACAGGATATCTGTTTGCGTAAAAGATTCACCGTGGGAACGACTGGTCGCTATTCAAGTCGCTCTGGGTGTAGTCCGAAAAGATCGGAAGAGATACGCGATTGATGTTCGGTTGGACGGTAAAGCGGTTTACATGTACATGCCGGAATCAATATATGAAATCGTGGACGATACACCGATTGCGAGAATGAAATCGCCTATCCATGAAAACACGCACAACCTGCTGAAAAGCACGGCGGTAGAAATGAGGAATCGGCTGCGCAGTTTCGAGAAGAGCAACCCGCAAGAATCCCTCTCGTGGGAGAGAACGGATTGGGAGTCTGTTTGTATCGAGCGCATCCAAGAAGCACTGCGACAAGGTCGAACCTTTGATGCGATGAACTACCTAATGTTCGCGCAACACCATGGATGGAACGTGGCCAAGGTATTAGAGGCGCCAGAAGTTCTAACCACCAGCACCGATGACATTGACTCGCGTACGATCCCGTATACATTTGCAACATACAAAGACTACTGCGATTATAGTGGTCTGTATAGCGTGCTTATTGATGCATTAAACCAAGCGGCTTACGGGAAAGGCATGGAGCGTCATGCCAACAACCTGCCATTCGAAGAGCAAAAAATGCAGACTATCTGCGATGCTCAAGGCTCATCAAAAGGGATGGCATTCCAAGCCATTAAGAAGATCCTAGAATCCGAGGGAATGGAGTACCAAGCGAAGAAACGCGAAATCCTTGGTGCGATTGTATACGCCGCAGGGATTATCATCTGGGAAGAAAAACAACCTATCGAGGATTAATCATGAAAAAGATCGCTGCCACAACACTGTTTTACATCATACTTTTGTGCTGTATCGTTGCGATATTGAAGACAGGCGCGGCGATCAGTTGCAATGATATTCGGAAAGAAACAAACATGCCCACCAAATACAGCATGATCAGCGGGTGTTATATCCAAGATCAAAATGGGCACTGGTGGCCAATCTAAAAACCAATAAGGGAATTGCTATGCCGACTGCAATAATGAAAATACAAGCCAACGATATCCAGCTTAATGACTGCTTTGAAGTCGCAGGGGTTGGGGTTCGAGTTCGCTATATTCGCTGGGATAGAAGTGACATTGAGAACAACAAGTCTCATGTCAGCCTAGACCTGCACCGTGAAGACGATCCGCGGCACCCTTTGTTCGACAACACGATCATGCAACTGCGCATGTATACCGATGAAGAAATCGAGGTGCGCCGAAATGTATAGCAATGCTGCGGGAAGAGCAATTCAGAACTGCGGTGAAAGAAGCACTCGAAGCATACAACGTTGAAATTGAAATAGGACGCTAGGCATGAAGCACGTATCGATTGATGTAGAAGTACTGGGCAACGGCATCACCGGATTATTACTGGCCATTGGAGCTATTGAGTTCAACCCTGCAACCGGCTGGCTCGGCAAATCGTTTCACATGAATGTGGATATGCAGTCTTCCATTGAGAACGGCGGAGCGATTACCGGCAGCACGGTTGGGTGGTGGTTCAAACAAAGCGACGCGGCCCGAGAATCACTATTCACCCCCGATCCTGAGCCGATTAACCACGTGCTAAATGAATTCCGACACTGGCTAGAAGACGTTGAACGGGGCGAAGAGCCAAACAGCACTATCGTCTGGGGAAACGGCATCCGTTCCGATAACGTGTGGGTAGCGGCGGCGTATGAGCGCGCATTCATGGAGTGCCCGTTTAAGTTCTGGCAAGATGGCGACATACGCTCACTCGTATTACTGGATCGTGCGATGGGCTATGACGCCAAACGAGACACACCGTTCGAGGGCGTGCCACATAACCCACTGCACGATGCCATCCACCAAGCCAAGTACCTATCGACTATCTGGCAACGGATAGTTAAATAAAAGCTATTGACACACGTCAAGTATGTAAGTATATTAACCCTGTATCCCGATACGGGGTTTTTTATTTAAAGGAGAGCCACTATGCAAGGGCCAAACACACGACGCGTTTTACGACAACTAAACGAGGATGGCTTCAAAGTCCGCCTCACATTCATTCAAGATGAAATGACGATCCACATCAGTCATAAATCTGGCCAGCTTTCAAAGCGCCAAGAAGAATTGGTCACGCAACGCATCATGGATGCCTCATTAAAGGATTACATCGGCCACCACAACCGTTGGAACAAGGCACAAAGAAAAGGGAGACGCGCATAATGAGAGGCCAAGCGTTAGTCGAAAGAGCACGCCGGATGCAAATAGCCGATGCCCACGCTGAGAAGTTCCACTTGTATCAATCGGTCTGCGTGATCGTCGATAAATTCATGCGTGGAGCGAAAGAGGCGACATTGCCTGCTATCAGCCTCAAACAGTTTAACTTGCTGAAAACGTTCTACGGCATCACAATCGATCCAGGGCCGAGAGCCGATGTAACCCCGCTTCGCCATAAAGGCAAACGACTGTACGCGCCTCGGCCAAAAGAGTATCGCCCAGGCACACCGATTATCATGCAGAAGCGTTATCGCAGAATGAATGATAAGACCACGGCACCGCTACGCACTGAGTACGAAGCCTGCGAGCAATCGGGGTTAACCATGGCGAACGCCAAACAGCAAGATAACCATCACTGGTTAACAGACCACGGTTGGATACTGGTAGCCGTATTCCGCATAAACCCGTATATAGGAGAGGCGTAGGGCCTGTCTATCTATCACACGTTAATACTGAAAAGGAACCTAAATGAAAAACACGTACTTAATTTACATCGCAGGCCCATACACCCCAGTGACGCACGACGTTAATGGCCATAACCAACCGCACTACCCAGTGGCGTATAACGTCCGTTTGGCTGCGGAAACCGCGCATTCCGTGGTGTCGGCGCTATCGCATGTCGGAATATTCCCCGTCACGCCGCACATGAATACGGCATTCTTTGAAGAAACGCACCCAGAAATTTCGGCGGAGTACTGGCTAGATGGCACGCGTGAACTTATGTTGAAGTGCGATGCGGTTTTACTGGTGAATCACCCTGCCATAGAAACGAGCGTGGGAACTAGAAGCGAGGTTGTCGCTGCGATTAATGCGGGAATACCGGTTTATACATCCGTTGAAGAGGTGGCCGCTAACTTCACGTGCCACCCAGGGAAAGAGTCTGCCTTTAAGCCGATTGAATTCGATAAAGACTGCAACACTACCACCCGCAGATCCGATTACCTAATTCGTCGTGCAAAAGAATCTGCCGTTTAGTATCCATCGTTAGGCGGTCGTCCGGGCTTATGTATATCGCTCGGGCGACTGCGCAGAATGACGGTGCCACATCAATCTTTCTTACGCATCCACTTAGACTCAAGCCTAGCATTAACATCAGCATCAGACATTTTATCGACTTCATCCTGTACCTCTTTAATCTGTTTAGACTTCTCGGCCATTTGTGTCAGATCTTCCGTTAATCGTTCCGCTTTAGCCTCTTTTGCTCCGCTTCTCTTACCAGCGCGCCACACGCCAAAGAGAGCGCCAAGAAAAACGAGCGCCATCAGGACGCCCGCTTTCAACTTCGACCATAATGCAGTCATGCACTGGCACCGGCTTTGTGTTTACGGTAGGCAACGTATCCCATGTAGAGACCGATGGCCACTGTACCCACGCCAAACGCGATGCGCACCCAGTCGCCAGAAGAGATATCGCCATGGGCGGAATCCATTGCTGCACGAACCGGCTGGATCATATCGACAAGCTGTGCTGCACCCAGACCAGTGACGCCCGTTGCTGCAACGGTGGCCGAGTTAGTTGGCTTGACGGGTTTAACGAAACCTGCACGACGCAAACCCTCTTCGATTTCTTCGTTAGTGTACCACTCGTTAACCGTATTCGTCGGCGTGCGGCCGTACGTTTTAGGGTTGCCCAACTCATGGCGAATGATACCCTCGACAAAGCCTTTCATGGTTTCATAGTCATGCAGGTCTAACGACGTGTCGTGTTGATCCATCTTGAGAATTTTAGCGATGCCTTTCGCATAAACGTCGGTAGCGTTTTCGACGGGTGGTGCCCAACGTTCGATGACTTCGCGGATCGTATCAATCTTGCTGCCATCTTTCGCTTTGCGTTTGTCGAAATACGTAGTGAGAACTACGGCGATGGCACGAATGCCGAACGCTGCGTCTGTGAACTGGCAAAACCGTTTGTCGGTTGCCTGGGCGCGTGGGATTAAGCCTTGCCACGGTGAGCCCCATTCAATATTGCCAGGGTTCTTATTGCGGAATCCGCGTGGGAGTTCTTTGGCCATTATTTATTTACTCATCATTTTGGTGGTAAGAGTGTCAATGCTTTGCTTCAAGCCTGACATGTCGGATCTGATATCCGCTCGGAGGGCAGACGTTTGAGTCATCGTCTCAGCGCGTAACGTGGTGAACTGCGCATCGATGTTATCTTGGCGCTTCTCCACAATGGCCAGTCGAGTATCCGCCTGCATACTTCGGCTAGTAACTTCCGCGAATTGGTTGTTGATGTAGAGCACCCCGCAGACCAACATGGAGACCATGGATAAGATCGATGGGATATTGATTGACAGGTCTAATGCGATGCCGCCTTTTTGGTCACGTTCCGATTCGCTCATTGAGTTATTCCTCGTAAAAGTTTAGCGGGCTTTTACACCCGCTAAGAATAATACCCGAACTCATGCTAGTACACAAAGCGACATGATATTTGCACACGGTGTTTCCGTGGGGGGAGCGGCATAACGTACATACTGCGATCCCTAGTCATGACTTGTTCAAGCATTTGTCCGGTTCTGAGTACGGATTGTGGAGTGTCTTTGTCTGGGTAATTAGTAACATCGGCAACATGCTCTAAAACTTGAGACACTTTTAACTTAGATTGCGGGATATCTTTATCGGGATAAACTGCCACAACTGAGTAATGCAGAATCACTTGTCTAACTTCAAGCGGTTTATGTAGAGTATCCCACTGCGGGAATAAATCTGTTTGCGCTGTTTGCTCGACTACCTGCGACACTAATAGCGGTCTGAACATTTCATTCGGGTTAGGGAAAGTGTCGCCCTGGGCAACATGCTCGATCGCTTGACTCACAATACCGTCTGACGTTGGCAAGTGTACATCAGGATAGTCGGCGGGGGTAGCCACGTGCTCCAACAATTGCCATGCAGTTAACGAAGAATACGGCAGGTTGGCATCAGGATAATCGGCACGCGCCGCAATCGGTTGATTAATCTGCCAAATACGCACGCCTGACTCGGCCACCTCACCTGGGGTTGGTAGCGGCTCTTTTCGTACGACCATTTCATAAAACTGTTTAACCGGCGCGTAGGAAATCGGCATCGGTCGAATGTCTTGTTGAACGGCATACTCGTGAACCTGCGGCACGATTTGAACGCGACTGCGGTTGTACATGTCTTCGGGTCTTTCATACGGGTCTTTCGGCGGCGCGGATACCAACTGATAAACCTGCTGCGCCTGTGCCGCCCCTTGCGACTCCGATGGCGATGGGTAATCTGTTGCTGCCTGCGCGGCCAATTGTAATGCTTGGGTAGCGCGCCCCCAGACCAGATAGTTAATCGGCGGCAGATAGTCGGTACCGGAAACCGACAAACTGGTAACGCTTGCTGTGCTTGTTAGCGATATTGCCTCGAAATCCGGCGATGCATATACCCGCATTTCCGCCAAACTGGCCACGCGAGAGTACGAAAGTGGTAAAGACTGACTCGTCGGATCGTCATGCAAAACGGCCGTGCTGTAATGCGGCACACGACTATAACTGATTGGCAATTCAACCGGTGAAGACACCATGGCCAAGTTAGTCACGCTCGCGGTATGCTCGACGCCGACGGTATGCTCGTCAAACGTTGCAGGTAGCGCCACTTGTGACAGGTACTGCGCCACATCAACCGGCGAGCGATGCATCGGCAACGCGCTTGGCTGAACCACCTGTGAAAATTCCTGAGCGACATACACATTCGAACGGTGCATCCGCATCGGGTGCTTAGAAACGACCTGTAATGCATTCTGAGCCGCGTAGACAGTCGAGCGGTACATCGGCATCGGATCGGATGCGATAACGGCAAGTGACCATGTTTGCGGAGCGAATACCCCCGATGTTGGCGTGTAGGGAATGTCCATTGATTGCAATACGATAATCGCTTGCTGCGCCACATCGACATGCGAGAAGTACAAGTCTGGCGCAGGCATCGTGCTCTCGGCCACCACGTACGACCAAAACTGCTCAACGGTCTCGGTTGAGATAGTGACAATCGGCGATGACAGTACGGCCATGGTCACGGATTGAGCCACTCGCGTATACGATATGGGATCGTCAATCGGCATTTGCGTGATTTGGTAGCACCACGCCTGGGCGACACTCTCCGGTGATATGACCTGGTCTACGGGCAGGACGTTGTCGGCCTGAATGACATACGGAATGACTTGGTCGACGGTCGTCGGGTTAAACCCACCTCCCTGCTGGCCGAGCACTTCCGCGATAGCGTGGATGCTTTTGAACGTAACCGGCTTTAACAGAACTTCCACAATCGTATGGGATACGCGGGAGCTGGGAGGAATAGATCCCAACACCTCCGCAATGGTGTGGCTGACACGAACGTCCGGCTTTTGTTTGCCAAGGGCCTCCGCTATCGTGTGGGGAACCTTAATTTTATTAGCCACGCTAGCCCCTTACGAAATGATTTTGGTACCGACTTTCAGGTTTGCCAACTTGGCCATGTTCCAACGTGCACCGTCTGACGGATCTGACGTCAAAACGGTCGTGCTGGCCACGTACGACGGCTCGTTTGGGTTGACCTGCATAGGTTCTACCGGCTCCACCTGCACCGCCCCTGACTTAGCAATGGCGCCAAACTTCATCGACGTCGTTCCAGGGTTGGAGGCCACCGTTCGGACGCTAACCGCCTCAACGGATGCGAGGGTGCTAGTCACATCAGATAGATTGAGGTTATACAGGTCTTGCATCCCCACCGAATCCCCAGTTAGGATTCGATTCGCCGAACTCGGGGTGATATGGCCATTAAGCGATCCATAAGTATTTGCACTCACCACCTGCGCATTGCTGCTATAGCCGTCTGGCCGCGAGAACTCGACGACGTCGTCGCTTTCAGGACGCGCCGAGGCCACGACCGTACCCGGGCCGAGCGCCACGTCGGCTCCACTTTCAATGGTCTGCCAGTACATGTCACTCATCGAAAACCAGCTATTACTAATCCAGGATGTTGAGGTACCGGAGTAATAGAACTCCGTATATATCGCAAAACCCCCATTGAGGGAGGCTCCCGACATGTTCCTCTGTGAGACTTGAGCGCCGTCTCTGAATAGAGTGACTACACTGGTGGCGTAATTCCATTCAATCTCATAATAAATCGGTCTGCCATACAAAGAGTTGTCGAGCCAAATGGGATCGCGAAAGAATTCAGTTGGTGAGTTCGCGATGTTGGAGAAAGATAGGTCGTAATACCCGGTGACCAAAGCGGGTGATGTTGCCATAATGCGGAAACCGACGCGGTAGCTCTTGTCTATTGATGATGCTGGGGTTTGGAAGCAAAATCCACCATAGGCGTCGAAACGGGGAGAAGAGTTCTTCACCATTGCGAGTGACAGTGCTCTCTTCCCCGAACCCCACGGCGCAGATGAAACGTGCCCCTGTAAGTACCCGTTTCCTAAGTCTATGCTAGAAGAATACTTCCTGCCGAATAATCGAATATATGGCGCATTCAGTTGCGTTCGAGAGCCATTGCGGACGATCGATCCCACAAGCCTCCCGACGTAATTATCAATGTCCTTTGTGACGAAATTCGAATATGAGTCTGAGTTCGTCAGCCTCATTGTAGGGTCATGGATGTATGGTTCGAATCCGTTAAACCCAGTAAACCAAATAACCGGCATAGTAGTTGTCCTTATCGTGTGATGATTCCGAATTCCAGTGATTCTACGTTGTTCTGATTCCACTCGCCACCGCCAGGGGCAGTTTCGTACGACGCTTGGTAATACTTATAAGACTCGGTCAATGGCACCTGAACTTCCGTCGGTGATCCGCCAGCCGTTTGAACAACTAAGCCTAGTTTGCGGTCATCGAGGTCGCCTTTACGTGCGTAGGCCACGACTGACACGGCAAAGATCTGGTTATTGTTCGGCAGTGTAACGTTGGAACGATACATGTCCGTTGCGCCTGCGGTGTTGGATTGCAAGTACGGTTTGCTCTCTCCACCCGGCGATAGCTGAGATACGATTGAATAGTGGGGCGTTTCACTGCCTGCCCCGACGACTTCCCACTCCGTGGTAACGTCTGCCGTTGGCATTCTGCTGGTCACTTCGATCGGAGACAAGCGTGCATTGTTGCGTGAGCCCTCGCCATCGATAACGTAGAAATCGTCTAGCGTCTGCTCACCGGCATTCGGTGCTGTACCGGTTTGGCCCCATACGATGGTGTATTGGGTAGTCAGGGTGCTGGAAGGCGCAACGGTTAACTGCAATTCGTTATTAGCGAAGATCTTGACTTCATTGGCCGTCTTATCGATCTCGATTTCGAAGTAGTACCACGCATTCAGGATAAGCGGGTTAACGCCCAGTTCTTCGCCGACTCGCAGTTTACCGGTTGTGGTATCCCATTCGATATCTACGATATTCTCGACACGCGCGATGCGCATACGGGAGAGACCGGCTTTCAATGCAAAACCGAATACCACTTTATTCGACGTCGTAGAGAATCCCCATGACAAAGAAGCGTTGACGGTTGAGCTTTGGGCCACGTTGAAACGTAATGCACGCGCACCCTCTCGACGGCCAGCCACGACGGCAAAGGTGGTCGGGGATGCATTTCGTACGGTATAGCCTGCGGCTTGCAGGTAATCTTGTAAGTTGGTTCCGCTCACACCAATGTCGGCATAGTGGTCGAATCCGTCGCAAAATTTAAACATGTATAGATCCTCTTATGGTCTAACAACGACACCGAAAGGCGCGTCAGATAATCGCTCATCGTTCCAGTCCTGGTCGGATGCGTTTGTTTCGAATACAGCATAGCTATATTTATCGGTCGTGGATAGTTCCGTGTCGATAACTTCTTTCATCGGCTGACCTTTCTGGCCAATCACCATTCCGAGTTGTCGGTTATCAACATCCGATTTACGGTTCAACACGGTCAGCCCTACTGCGAGAATGTCCTGCGTATTCGGTACCGCAGTGTTAGACATAAACGTGTCGATAGCGCCGGACTCGTTCGACTGGATATACGAACCCTCGATAGGCGGCTGGTTGTACACTAACGGATAGTGATCGGTGCCCGATGATGGCGACCATTCTTTATCAACGTCGGCCGTTGGCAGTCGACTGGTAATTTGAATTGGGCCGATGCGGTTCTGATACTTACCGGTTGAACTGTCAATGAAGACAACATCGTCTAACAGGTATTGCGCTTCGGCCACGCACGCCCACGTAACCTCATATGTGACTAGCGGATTGGCACTTGATGGCGGTACCGCAGAAATGTCTAGCCCGTTATTGACGTGAACGGTCAGCGTGTTTGCCGCTTTGTCGAGAACGATTTCGATATAATACCAAAGGTCTAACAGCAAAATGGCGGTACCTTTCACACCCGCGATCGATATCTTGCCGTCGACCTCATCCCACGTGAGAGTGCCCACGTCCTTAATCGTGACCAATGGGAAGCGTTTGCCGATGGCGCGATAAGCAAATCCCAGTACTACGCGAGAGGCGCCAGACGCAAAAGAGCGCTTCATGCTCGCCGCCCCAGGGAGAGAGACCGCCTGTTGCGTTTGCACGCGCCCCTCGGCCATCGTTGGCGTTCCGGTGACCGTGTAGCCACATTTCGTTAAGCCGTCGGCCACATCATCCCAACCGCGCAACTGGTCAAATCCGTCCATAAATAAAAGCATAGTAACCCCTTAAATGACCGACCGAACGCCGAATACTGCGGCTTCAATCGATGTTTTGTCATAGCCTGCTGGCGATAATAAAGTGTATCGGTATTCCCACTGCCTGCCGATGTTGCTCATTGTAACAGTATTACCGTCTATGTTGGCAATAACTGAAACCGGATCCGATGTGGCTTTTCGTACGAGAGTCACTAAACCTTGTGCGATGATAGCCCCGTTATCTGGTAGCGTATCCGAAGAGTTAAACGCGTCGTACACATCATTCACGCCTGTGAAGATAAACCGGTTAGACGGATCTGGTGGTAGTACGCCGACCATTCTATTGTGCGGGTATGCAGGGTCTTCGTCCGATACGTTCCAACCGGTGGCCACGTCACCGCTAGGCAAACGGCCGCTAATTTGAATAGGCCCGAGTCGCCCACCATCTTGCACGTACATATCGTCATACTGTTTGGTGTCTTCCTCGTATTCCGCTTCGGCCGGAAAGGATGGCATCATGTCGAACGGGTTAAACACGAGAGTGATTTCGGATGCGGCTTTGACGTCGGCATCGAGAGTGAACGCCACATCGTCTTTCCCGTTAACCTGCACTGTGACAACTCCGGTAGACCGATTGGCGCTGATTTCGTAATAGTACCAACGTTTAGGCAGCGGAGTGACATAGCCGATATCGAGGTCGCCGTTTTGATTTCGAATGGTCACGAAACCTGTTTGCGGATCGGTGTATATCGTTGTGCTCGGCACGTCGCGGCCAGTCGCGTCTCCAACCTTAAAGCCAAACAGTGCGCCGCGCTTCTGCTGCATACATGCGAAACCGATTGTGATCGTATCGCCAGACCAAGTCCATTTACGCTCGAACGCGCTGGCCAATGTGAAAATGCAAATACTGCGGCCGATTCTTCCCTGGCCAGCGGTTAAAACGCCTCTCGTTGTATAGCCCGCCATCTGCATGTAGGCAGCGGGAGACTCTTCGTCTAGCGTTCGGAATTGCTCAAATCCATCAAAAAACTGTGCCATGATAGCCCCTTATGACAAGCCCATGCGGATAACGAATCCAAAGTTCTTCATGGATACGACTCGCTCCGCCTGCGCTCGAACGGTCAAGCGATCTCCAGCCCCGAACGCTACGGGGTTTCCGCCTGACGTGGTAAATGTTGCGTTGAATTGCCCTTGCTCGACGGTGATTGTAGCGATGTTCTGTCCGTTGCGCTGCACCCTAAATTGGTAATACGCTTCGCTGGCTGCATCGGCCATATCGAATATAGAGCCCGCCATGTTAGCCGGCAACACCATCGGATCGGTAATCGGCAAATGCAAAACAGGTTCATTCGCGTACATCGAGTCTGACACTGTCACCGCAATATCGTACCACTTTGGCTTAATCGATGGGTCGGGATCGGGGTTAACAGGGTCTTGGCCATCCGATTCATTAACCCACGTTGTTCCGTTGTACCACATCATCTTATCGAATGATTCGACGTATGCGCGCCAACCTTTCTTAGGCGGGTAGAACTGCCACGCATTTTCGACGTAGACAGCGACTTCCCCTGCATGACCTGACCAAGCGCCTGTCGGGTTTGCTGCGATTGAATATGTATCACCGTTAACCGCTTGAGCTGGTGGCGATGAGAATGTGAGAGACTTTATAACCGGAAATAGCATGGTGTCGAGAAACACCTGAGAGTCAGACATAGGGCCGCCCCAATAGTCCTCCCCTCTAATCCAGCCATAAGGTAGCCCCTGATTGGGGCCAACTTTTTTAGGCATTATCTGTATCCTCTGGTACGTATCGTTGATCTGGTAAAGTGGTCGCCCATCCGTGATCCCAACTTATTGACCATCCCGGCATCGGCCCTGGGTCTGGTTCTGGGTCAGGCGGTAATGGCGGATCCGTATCTGGGTTCTCGGGGTCGACTGGGTCAACCGGTGGTTTTGGCTCATCTGGGCCATCGCCTCCACCGCCACCTGGGTTGTTCGGGTCTGGCCTGTCTGGTGGCTCAACCGGTGGAGTAGTTCCGCCGCCATTGTTTCCACTCCCGTTATTCCCGCCCGGCTTTTCTCCCGGCGGTAACGGGTAGGACGGTGCCGAGAACTGCATTTCGTAGCCTTGCCAGTTTAGCATTCCATCGCGTTCGGCGTTAACACTAACTGTTAATACTGACCAACCGGCTGACTGCTGCGCTCTCCCAGCTTGTAAACCCCAACGTTCGATATCTGCGGCCGCAATCGTAAAGCCTGCGTCTTCCGTGGTGAACTCTTTTAACAGTTTGAACGAATAACCCGAGCCATACACGTAATACCCATAGCCGATACGAACGCGATAATGCACTCCCGGCTCAGGGTTAATCCCGACGGCAAAGTGGTCACGTACGGTTGTGCCTTGCGAAATACGGTTGCGGTGGGCATACGTTACCAACACATCGCGCGCTTTCAAGTTCTTGTACGGATCGAAGTCATCCGCCAGCCCTCTTGCACGGTTGAAGAATGGCACACCGCCAATCATCATCATTCCCGGTGGATATGGGCGTTTCGGTCTGTACTGCATTTCCAACTGTTTTGGGTAGATCTTACTGAGCGGTATCTGTGTGCCGTATGTATCAGGGCGCACGATGGCCATCGCTTTTTCAGTATCACCGAATGGCATGCGTGAGTAACCATGGCCAGTTGAGATTAACCAGACAGGGCGTTGGCTGTAGTGCTGCGCTGGAATGGTATCCGCACAACCACGACCGACCGTATAGCGTTTGCCGTCCACCGCTTTGACCGATAATATCTCTCTGTCGATGAGTAACAGGTCGCCCACGTTAACCGGAGTGAGAGGCACGCCATCTTTATCGGAGGTAAGGTCTAACACGATTTCATCGTTAAAGAAGCCAATCCCCTCAGCGGTCATACCCCAAGGCGTCCATGGCTGCACACCCGCATCGAAGTAGTTCGCGTCTGCTTGGTGCTTCGTGAATAACGTATAGCTGTCGACCGTACGATCCGACGAGCGAGCAACACAAGCGCTTACCGTCGAGACGTCTGTCGGCTCACCGTCACGCGCCAATTGCAGGTACGGGGTTTCGAATAACAGCGTGTCCAATGGAGAAATCATCGAGCTTTCCTGTGTAACTTGGTGCGGCATCAATGCAATGGTTGGCCCGCTCATGCTCGGCGTAGGGTCTGGATCGCTGGCCTCGTTGTACGGTTGAGCGATGGCATGCATAAACGACGCTACTGCTGGGCCATCGGTACTCGGTGTCGGGTTCGGATCGCTATTCACGTTGTACGGTTGCACTGCTTGATGCATTAAACTCGCGTCATACACGTACTGCGGTGGCTTCTTAAACACTTCAACGCGATAGTCGTAATACTCCCATGACCGGAAACCGCTTCGAACGGCCGTTAATCTTACCGTGGCCAACACTGATTCGAATTGGCTAGCCTCGACATTCACGTCTGCTGCTGCGGTTTCGTATGGCCATACCCAAGAAGTTCCAGTGATACCGGATTCCGTACGAACCAAACTGCCGGTACCGTCGAAAACCTCAATCGTGTAAGACGTGCCTGGCTCAGGGCCGATTGACGGTTCGATATGGCCAACCGGTTTATCTGCCTGCAATACTCGGTCACGGTGCGCCCAGTTTAACGTCAGAACGTCTGGGGTTTCACCTGCATTCGCTGTGGCCGTCAGATTGGTTGGCATAAACCAGTTACGTACGGTTGGCTCCGATAGAAGAGTATGTGTTGCTCGACCTGGGGCGTATGGGCGCGTTTGGCGGAAATTTAATTGCAAATGGTCAACCGGTGCGTCTTCGATCTTGAAGCGGCCTCCCCCGAGAGTCCACGGCAGGATTTTAACGTCGATAGCCTCCGCACCACCGTAGCGCTGCCAGTCAGATCCGCCGTCCATCGTTGTAACCCACAATAGCTCGCCAACTTGATGACGAAATGGAATTGTATCGATGACACCGCGTTTAACCGTGATTTGGTTTCCGTTTACGCTGACGATTTCCACGAATTCTTCTGACAGATCCATCGGGCTTTCGTCGCCACGTACGAACGGTTTAGCGATACGAGCGATATTCCCTGGCACAACGTCTTCCCACTCTTCGGTCATGTCGCGCACCGTGAATACGGTATCGAGGTAATCAGCGGCCATCGATAGTTCGGCCATCGCGCCAAAGTCACCGTTACCTCGTACGTCGTATTCTGCTTCCCCGTCAGCTTTCATGCCCATGTCATACGCGGCAGACATAGGAGTCGGTTTCTCTGCTTGTGAGTTGACGAACGTTTCATTCGGGCTGATCGTGTTGAACTCACCCTCTGGGATTTGCTGAACCAGGTCGATGTACGGCATTTCATAAACGACACGTCTGGCCAAGGCAGGCGCTAAGTCGGGTTTGTAGCCGTCAGGCGGTTGAACCTGATTGAACGTATTCAAGCGGAACGCGAATTGGTCTTGCAGCGCGACTATCTTGATTTTCCCGTCAGGCAGTGTGCCATCCTCAACCGATCCGACTCGTACGATGACTTCGGATATACCGCGCGTATTCGGGTCACGAATTTTAAACACGTCAGCCGGTTGGATTGACCATGCGCGACGGTCGAGAATCAAGGAGAAACGGCGAACGTTGGTTGACGCCACCCGTAAATCTCGTTGCGCTAGCTGCATGGCCAACTTGCCTGTCGGAACGCCGACGTATGTTGTGGTAACGCTATTCAGACTACCTTGGTTCTGGATCTGCGCTAGGTTGTGGCAGCGCACCTGCTGAGTCTCGTTAATAATTGGGTTAAGGTATTCCACAATCACTTCGTTAATCATCGATGCGGGTGACGCGTTGGTCGCTTCTTCGATTGACAGCAATCCCGAGTCAGCATCGAATATCGGCAGGTCTTCGGCCACAAAGTCGTCACGAATTAGTTTAATCGTGTATTTGCCGGTGATCTTGCTGACGTACATCACGCCACCGATGTGATCGAGTACCATTTGAATGAATGATTCGAGGGTGTCCTGTCGAGCCCAACGAATGCATAACCCGAAATTCTCATCGAATAGTGTATCGGCCACGCGACGGAATGCGACCTCATCCATTAAGCTGCGGTCTAGCCCTCTACCCCACTCATAGTTTGTCTGGCATTCATATAGAATGTGAGCGGGATTCATCGCTTTAATAGTGTGTTTGCCGCCCTCGCCGTCATACCCTTCCATTTCGATAGTACATTTCTCTGCATACCAAACGCCGTCGATCCAACCGGCAGTCGTACGCCACATCTTGAAAGTCCAATCTTTCGGGTATGGGCTCATCGCACTGACCATGCCATCGAAATACATCGTTAGCACGCCACGGTATTCGGGTTGTAGCCCGCCCAGCATGTTTTTCAGTCGTTGGCTAATGGTTTGGGTTGGCGAGCCCATGTAAATCTCTAACGGGCCTTGCACGCCACCCTCGGCTTTGGTGCCACCGAATAATTCTGGCGCATCGATATTGAGAGTCGTGTTATTCGTGATCTCGCCTTTCCACGCAGTACGGCCGCCAACTCGAATTTCCGTAATAGCGTTAACCGGGCCGCGACAAACACCCATGAATAACCCCATGAAGTATTTAAAGCCGACCGTGATTTTCTTGGCCTTACCCATTGCCGTTCTCCTTATTCCATTCGTCCAACGCTAACTCTGCGGCACGGCGTAGCAATGGATTGTTTGACTGCATGGCCAGTGATACGGGGTAGCCCTCTTGCAAGAATTGCTGATAGGTGATTCCTACCCGTTCGGCCAGTCGTTCGGAGCCACGCGAGCAATAGCCCAGCGCTCGTGCGTGTCTCATGTAGATCCGTGGTTCGTCTGTCATTATTTTTTCGCCTGTTTAGCTTTTACAGCTTTCGTTCTAAAGTTCCCGTATCCTAACACCTGCCAGTCGCCTGACCAACATTCACCGAAGATGACGACTTGTGGCGTACCCTCTTTGACTTGCGGTATGTCTAGATCTTCGAATGTAGCCGGTTTCGGTGACGCGGGTTTCGGCGCGAGTGCTGCGTTAATTAATACGGATGCCACGAGCATCGCTAGTGCCCACCACATAATTACCCCCTTAGAAGATTGGATCGCCATCGAACGGCGAGCGGTCTGGCATTGTTGGCACGCCGCCATAGTTGGCCAGATTATTGAAAATAGTATTACATGCTGTCGCTGTACGCGGGCAGCCTGGGTATGTTTTTAGTATAAATCCGCCAGCGAGTCCATCGACGGTACCGAATATCGTGATTGTATCGCCCTTGTGTGATTCGATGCCGCGACGTTCCACGCCATACTGCGGGTCGTTCCACTCGATAAATCCGCCTGCGAAATAGCCGTCAGGGAATCCCGCGTACGTATTGGAAGTCACGGTACCAGCGCCGACCGATAGTACGGTTGCATCGACTTTGAAATGATCTTTGATGACACGGCATTGTCGGTCATACAGGACGTGCGGGCATCCACGTGACCATGCCAAGCGCAAACCGTTTCTATCCATTGTAGCGGAGAGCGTTGCGACGGTTACCGTGGCCACTGTGGGGTTAGAGCCTTGGTTGATAGACTGTACTTCGCCAACATAGCATACGGCAGCATCGCCGTCGCCCAGGTGAAGTTTTCGAATGGTGAGGAAAACAGGGGAGCCCGGAGGAGTACCGATAAATAGACCGACGACGGCACTGGTGTTTGGCATTGTTAGATTTAGCGCATCCGTAGCCGCTTCGCCAGTTTGTTTGACGCCGTCGTCGGTCATACCCAGCGGTTCCCAGACACTCCCCGCAGCCGTTATCTTACTGTCTGCCGAGGTATAACGCCAGTATTTATCTAATAATCTAAACTCATAGAGTAGTACTGGACGCCCGCTATCGTTTGTTGTTTCGATGACATTGAAAGACATATCGCACCTTATTGAATTGGTACGGGTGTCGCCTCTCTTCTGTCATCGAATAGTTTGAATGTCAGGGATACGAGGCTTACACCCGCCGAGTCTGTAACTCTCTTAATTTCTACCCCATCAACATCGAGTCTGGCCACTGGCATGTATGTGATTAACCGTACATCTTCCATAGCGGTAGCCGGTATCGATTGTGAGA